GAAGAAAGGATGGAAGTCTTATCAATCTTCAAGCAACTTACAATCCTATCTTTAATGAGGATGGTAAGATTACTAAAGTAATGAAGATTGCTACTGACATTAGTTTAATTGTCAATAGCAAAAAACAAATAGACGCAATCAACAGAAGTACAGCTCTTATCAATTTTAACATTGATGGGTTTATAACAGAAGTAAATTCTGTATTCTTAGAAACAATGGGTTATAAAGCTAATGATCAAACTAAAGTCATTGGTAAACATCACAGTGTTTTTGTAAGTTATGAGTATTCTAAGTCTGATGAGTATACTAAGTTTTGGGAAAGTTTAAGAAAAGGAAAATACTTTGATGGAATATTTGAAAGAAGAAAAGTAGATGGTTCTACTGTTTACTTACAAGCATCTTATAATCCTGTTTTAGACAGTAAAGGAAATATCACTGACGTAGTTAAGATTGCAACTGATGTTACTGAAGCTGTAAACAATGAGAAGAAGATAGAGGATCTTTCAAAGAATTTACAAATAGAACTTGATAACTCTCAAAAACTTAAAAATGCAATAGAGATAGAGAAAGATGCAGCTTTAAATGACTTAGATGTAATGATGAAGAAAAGTCAAAGTGAGTTAATAAAAGTAATTGTTAAGTGTGCTTTAGCAGTTATAATAGGAGTTGGTATTGTAACAACTGCATTATACTGGATGGCTATTGTATTAAATAAAGAAACTCAAATAATTGGATCAACTTGGAGTAACATGTTTAGTGTATTATTAACTAATGCATTTTCAATAGTAGGTACAATTATGGGTATTAAATATGCCACACAAGAAAATAGTAATAATAATAAAACAACTTAGTTATGGGATTTTGGAGAGAATTAATTAGTGATAACAATAACATAAATGAAAAATCATTCGTTGGTGTTATTTCTTTTTTTATGATGGTACTTGCATTTTTTGTAGATATAGTTACAGGAATATGGGGTGTCAAGTTAGTAGTTGAAGAATTTATTTTCAATGGTTTCTTAATGCTAACATCGGTAGCTTTTGGTATAGCTACAGCAGGTAAAATTTTTAATAACAAAAAACAAGAAAAAGATGCAACTGAGTAAAAATTTAGCGCTAGCAGAAGTTACAAGAAGTGAAACTGCAAAGAGAAAAGGAATTAGCAATATGCCAACTCCTGAACATATTGAAAATTTTAAAAAGTTAGCTGAGAATATATTCCAGCCAATTAGAGAACACTTTGGGGTTCCTATTCATATCTCATCAGGTTACAGAAGCAAGGCTCTTAATACTGCTATTGGAGGTAGTTTATCCTCGCAGCATTGCCAGGGTGAAGCAATTGACATCGATATGGATGGCACATCAATAACTAATGCACAAGTATTTAATTTCATTAAAGAGAACTTAAACTTTGATCAAATGATTTGGGAATTTGGTACTGATAAAAATCCTGATTGGGTTCATGTATCTTATGAGTCAACAGGTAAACAAAGAAAGCAAATTCTAAAAGCTGTAAAAGTTGGAGGAAAAACAAGCTATGTACCATATAAGTAAGTTTATAAAACAACAATGGTTGGGTAGTTTTCTAATTGTGTTATTTGTTCTATTTCTATTGTATGGAATAGGAAAAAATAATGAATTGAAAAAAGAAAAACAAAAACTTGAAAAAGACATTGAATTATTAGAGCAAAAAGAATTATTGCATTGGAGTAAACTTGACAGTTTAAAAGTTAGCGAAAGCACTATAATTGAAAAAGAAAAAACATTAATACAAATACAACATGACACAATTAAGGTTATTGATACTATGTCTGTTAGTGAGCTTCAAAAGTATTTCACAAACAGATACAATAAAAAAGATAGTATTAGATGAAAAAATTGGTAGAGAAGTTGTAAAAGATCTTATAAAAGGAGATGTTTGTAAACAACTTTTAGTGCTTGCTCAAGAAAAAAATGATGTTTTAAAAAAACAAAATACTGAGTTATATTCAATTATAGCAATAAAAGATAGTATTCTTTCTAAGAAAGACGAAATCATTACTATTCAAGATAAAGCTATTGGTTGGTGGAAAAAACCTGAGCTACATGGTTATTTAGGAGTTCAAACTATAAATGTTACATTAGTCAATCCGTATTTATATGGAACCCTATTGTTAGAGTTTCCTAAGTTTAGTATAGGAGGTCAGTACTTTATACAACAGAATAATCCATCAATGTATGGGTTAATTTTTGAATATAAGTTGTTTTAAAATAAATAACGAATAAAATTAATATATTTGCATAACTAAATTAAATAAAATGGAAAACAAAAACAAATTTACACAGGATCAAGTTCAATCAGTAACGCAAGAAGAGCTTGCTTTAATTAATGAATTAAACGCAGAGTTTAATAAAGCAAAATTGGCTATTGGAGATATTGAAATGCAAAAGCAAAACATTTTACGTCATATTGAAGAACTAAAAGTTAATTTTTCTGCGCACGAACAATTATTAATTAATAAATACGGAGCTGATGCTGTTATTAATATTCAAACAGGAGAATTAACAAAAAAATAATAAGTATGGCAAAGATTAGTTCATATCCTGCAATATCCGTTCCTTCTCTTGATGATGTCTTGATAGGTACAGATATAGTAAATAATAATGCGACAAAAAACTTTAAGTTATCAGATATTATTTCTCTTATAGGAAGTACTCTTTTACCTTTTGCTAATAATGCTGCTGCTATATCAGGTGGTCTAGCTGTTGGCGATTTATACAAAACGTCTGCTGGCGAGGTTAGAGTTGTTGTTTAAAATTTAAAAAACATATAATGTCGAAAATATCTAGTTACTCATTAGCTGATGAGCCGTTACAATTAAGCGATAGGCTGATAGGTACAGAGGCTCCTCGACCAACTCCATCTGCAACACCGCTTGCTACTAAAAACTTTTCATTAGGAGAATTACTACAATTATTCTCCTCTGAATTTCCTGCTGCATCATTGCAGGCTGTTTTAGATACAGGAAATACTGCTACTCAAAACATTACATTGACAGGTACTATAACAACATCTGTTATAAAGCCTGATGAAATTGAGGACGTACTTGGTAGTCAAGGAACTACATTTCAATTTCTAAGTAAAGCCGCTGGCGGTGTCAACTGGGTTGATTTGCCTATTGTATATCCTACATTAGATGAGGTTCTTGCAGAAGGAGATACCTCTCAGAGATTTGCTAAAGTTGGTAGGATATATTTATTTGATGAAATGTTTACTGTTTATTCATTTATATCAGTAAAAAATAGAAGATTTATTTTTACAGATGATTTAGGAAAACAGTATGTTCATATTTTTCAAAATACTATATCGTTAATAGATTCAACTTCTCTTTATTCTTTTAATATTAAAAAACCAACTACTTTATCAAATAATCATACTGCTTTTTTTCAAGATACATCAGGTACTGTAGCGTATTTGCAAGATATACCAGATGAAATTGAATTAACTACTGTTGGTAGTTCAGGACCTGCTACTCTTATTGGTAGTACTTTAAATATTCCTAATTACTCAGGAGGAAGTGCTACTGTACCTACATTAGATGAAGTTCTTAATGAAGGAAATTATTCTGAGCTTAGTGCGTTTGTCGGTGGAATAGGACTTTATGACTCATCTATTTTAGAATATTATGGAATAGTTGCTAATGATGAGATGTTTTTATTTAAAAATAATCTTGGTAGTAATATTTTTACAGTTGGTTACTCTGAGTTTTCATTATATAATGGCACAGGAGCTATTGCTGCTAATTTTTCTTCGGCTTTATTAACAAGTACAAGAAATTTTCAGTTTCCTAATGCCTCAGGGACTATTGCTTTGATTTCTAATATACCTTCTCTATCAGGATATGTTCCGTATACAGGAGCTACTACTAATCTTGATTTAGGAGAATATGAAGTAAAAGCAGGTCAAATGACTTTGGATACTACGCCAACGGGAGTTGCTTCTATAGGAACAACTCAATGGAACAATACTATAGGTAGTTCTCAAACATTATTAAAAGGAGGTAGTGTTATTTTAAAAAATGGAGTAGATTTAGTTGCAAGGGTGGTTAATAAGGTTACGCCAAATGCTACATTGACAAAAGCAGCTTATCAAGCTGTAAGAATAAGTGGTGCTCAAGGACAAAGACTTGCTGTTGCATACGCTCAAGCAAACAACGATAATAATAGTGCAGATACAATCGGATTAGTTTGTGAAACAATACCAACTAACCAAGAAGGATTCATATTAACTGTAGGTCAATTAGAAGGTATAAACACAACAGGATCACTACAAGGAGAAACTTGGAATGATGGTGATGTTATTTATTTATCTCCTACTACTCCTGGAGCATTAACTAAAGTAAAACCTACTGCACCCGGACATATTGTAATTATTGGGTATGTGGAATATGCTCACGCAGTTCACGGCAAGATTTACGTTAAAATTATGAACGGTTGGGAGCTTGACGAACTACATAACGTAAAGATTACATCTCCACAGAACAATGATAGATTAGTTTACAATTCAACCTTAAATATTTGGGAGAATAAACCCCAAAATATATTTCTAAATACTATAAACAATTCTGTAACAGGTACGTCAATAGAAACTGTTATATCATCTAACTTTGCACCAGCCAATAGTCTTACAAATGATAGCATTGTGTATTTTAATAGTATGATTTACAGAAACGTGAGAACAGGTATAGCTAGTTACAGAGTTTATGTTAATACAAGTAATAGTCTGGTTGGAGCAACCAATATTGCTGTATTTACTATTAGCGCTAACACAGGTTTTTTGCAGTTAGATAGATATATGTTATTAAAAAATAATTTATTATCTGGTATATCAATTACAGCATCCAGTCCTACATCAACTACTACTACAGCAATTAAACAGGATTATTCATACAATCCAACAAACGGATACTATTGGATTGTTACAGCACAGTTAAATGTTTCTACTGACAATATTTTTCATCAATATTCTTTTTTAAGAGAATTTTAAAAATATGCAATAATGAAATTGATTATAAATAAAAACACAGGAGAAGTTCTTTTTGGAACAGCTATACAAGTTGAACTTGGAGAAAATGAAATGGAAATAGATTTTGTTTCTACAGATGGCTTTATTAAACCATTTATAAATTTACAGACACTTGAGATATATGAAGGAGCTACTGATGAAGATGTCGATAACTATAATGCTGTTGATATACCTTCTGAAGTGGCTTTATGGAAACTTAGGTTTATTCTCTCTCAAATGAATCTTGAGCAGTCTGTTTCTGCAGCGTTGGAAACATTGCCGGAGCCTCAAAAAACAGCAGCTAATTACATTTGGAATTACGGAAACTCCATTGACAGACACTCTGCTACAATTGGATTTCTTCAATCATATCTAGGGCTTTCTGATACAGAGGTTAATCAAATATTTATACAATCAAATTCAATTACACTATGAAATCAACAGCATTTAAAAATTTAGTAAAAAACGCAATTAACTTCTTAGTCAGTCCTCCAAGAATATTTGGAAATAATTTCATAAAGAATAGGTATTATTTGCATTTTTTTCTAACTCTAGGTATTGTTCTTGCTCTTATGTCATTCTATCCAATAATTCTAATAGCTTTAGTAGCAGGTTGGTTCTTAGTGTATACAGGTAATCTTATTAGAGAAAGTTATCTTGAAGATAGAGGGAGAGCTGTATTTGATTGGAACGATGTTTTTGCAGGAGCGTGGGGAGGGATTTCGGCATCTTTATTGTTTATAACATTTATTCTTTAATTTATGGATATAAGAAAAATATCAATTGGACCTGACTATAAAAGTGGCGCAATGCACTATATAATTGGTCAAAAAGTACTTGGAGACTCAAATGAGGTTCATCTTATTAAGAGGATTCCAAACACAAGAGACATATTAATTTACATTATTAACGAAAAAAAAGAGGTAGTTTTGTGGAAAGAGTTTACCTTTACAGTTCCAATTTCAATCGAATATAATATAAATTTTTAATGAAATCTCCTTTTTACTTTATTGCAAAGCCAAAAAAAGGTAAAAGATACGACAACACAAAAGACATAGCTGGAGTGGAATTTATACTTAGTACCTCAGAAGAGGACTATAGATATTCTAACCGATACGCTGAAGTTGTAGAATTACCTTTAGGCTATACCGGTCCTATAGAAATAGGAGACACCTTACTTGTTCATCATAACGCTTTTAAGTTTTATAATGATATGCGAGGTCGTCAAAAGAGCGGAAAAAGTTTTTTTAAAGACGATTTGTTCTTTATTGAGACTGACCAATTCTTTATGTATAACAAGAAAGACAAGTGGTTTGCATACGATAGATATTGTTTTGTAAAGCCAATTCCAGCAATTGAATCGTATATAAAAAAACCATTCAAAGAAGAACCTCTTATGGCTAAGATGGTGTATCCAAACGAATACTTGATTAGTCAAGGAATAAACTCAGGAGACCTTGTATGTTTTAAGCCTGATAGCGAATATGAATTTACTATCGAAGGAGAAAAGATGTATAGAATGTATGACCATCAAATAACAATGAAGATATGATAAATGTTGTAGATAATTTTTTAGAAGAAGAAATTTACGAATCTGTTTATAAACACTTATCTGAGAATGAATTTATCAGAGTAGAAGTTGGAGATAAACCTTTTTGGGTCCAATATACTAATGAGGAATTTGATAACTTAGTTCTTGATAAATTAAGTGAAATAGATGGTGTCAAGAGAGAGTGTTTGTTAGGTTTCTTTAGAGTAGCAACAGAAGAGTTAGATACTGATTGGAGAATACACGCTGATTCAAAAGTAGGGGATATTAGACCTGAGAGAGCTTTAGTATTATATATATCTGAATCAACAAAAGAAGGTCTTCACGGTACTGCATTTTGGAAACATAAAGAAGTTGGGTATGAAATGCCTTTAGATACTTCTGACGAGGAAGCTAATAGATTTCTTTTAGAAGAAGCTAATATTTTAGATAATTGGGATTTACACTCTGTAGTTGGTTATAGACCTAATAGAGCGGTTATGTATCCATCGAATTATTTTCATAGTAAGTATCCAAACACAGGTTGGAAAGAAGGAAGAATGGTTTATGTAATGTTTTACAGATAGTATATGAGCACAAAAGATATAAAGCTGAAAATCATAGCAGCAGGACATAAAGCTGTAGAAGAACTAATCAAGGTTGCTGAGGATTCCATATTGGACCCAAATAGCGAAGGAGATGACTTGGCTGCTGATAAGCTAAAAAATGCAGCAGCAACGAAGAAATTAGCTATATTTGATGCGTTTGAAATTCTAAATAGAATTGAAGCTGAGAAAGAGAGTATAGAGCTGTCTGAAAAAGGAGGAAATATAATTGATACAAAACAAGGGTTTGCTGAAAGAAGGTCAAGATAATTTATACACTGTAGTCAATGACTATATACCTAAGGCAGTTATTTCTAATAAAAATAGAAATAAGTCTTGGCTATATGGTTATAATGAGCAATACAATGTAGTAGTTATTTCTAAAACAGGACAAATCGGAGATGTGATAAATATTTCAGGTGTCTACATAGCAATACCACTTGCTCCTGAAAAATGTTTCCAAAGAGACAAAGCTAAAGCTGAGCAATATTGGGAAAGACAACCATTGCCTAAATCTTTAGAAAGAATACAATCAATATTCCAATGGAATGAAACGCCTTCTGAATTTAAAAACAGATGGGTAGATTACATTGAACAGGAGTTCGATTTTAGAGAACAGGGGACTTGGTTTATGAATAATGGGGTAAAAACCTACATAACAGGTTCTCACTATATGTATCTTCAATGGTCAAGTATTGACGTTGGTTATCCTGACTTTCGTGAAGCAAATAGAATTTATTGGTTATTTTGGGAAGCCTGCAAAGCTGATGAGAGATGTTTCGGAATGATATATCTAAAAATCAGACGTTCAGGTTTTTCTTTTATGTCTTCTTCAGAGGCTATAAATATTGGTACTCTTGCAAGAGACTCCCGAATTGGTATATTGTCTAAGACAGGAGCGGATGCTAAAAAAATGTTTACAGACAAAGTTGTTCCTATAAATAGCAGACTGCCATTTTTCTTTAAACCTATTATGGACGGTATGGATAAACCTAAAACAGAATTAGCGTTTAGAGTGCCTGCTTCTAAGATTACAAAGAAAAATATGTATGATTCAGAGGCTGAAATAATACAGGGATTAGATACATCAATAGATTGGAAGAATACAGAAGATAACTCGTATGACGGGGAAAAACTTTTATTTTTAGCTCACGATGAGAGTGGTAAATGGACTAAGCCAAACAATATTAAAGAGAATTGGCGAGTAACTAAAACGTGTCTTCGATTAGGTTCTAAGATTATTGGGAAGTGTATGATGGGTTCAACCTCAAATGCTTTATCAAAAGGTGGTCAAAACTACAAGGATATGTATGAGGATTCTAATGTTACAATTAGAAATGCCAATGGACAAACTAAATCAGGGCTATATTCATTATTTATTCCTATGGAGTGGAATATGGAAGGTTTTATTGATAAATATGGTATGCCTGTATTCTATAAACCAAAGGAACTAATAATGGGAGTTGATAATTCTTGGATAAAAAATGGAGCTATTGATTATTGGGAGGCAGAGGTTGATTCGTTAAAGAATGATGCTGATGCACTTAATGAGTTTTATCGTCAGTTTCCAAGAACAGAATCTCACGCTTTTAGAGATGAGAGTAAACAATCTTTATTCAACCTTACAAAGATATACCAACAGATAGATTATAACGACAGTTTAATTAAAGAGCACTACACGACAAGAGGTTCGTTTCATTGGTTAGACGGAATGAAAGATACTAAGGTTATATTTACTCCTGATAACAGGGGCAGGTTCTTAGTTAGTTGGACGCCTGCAAAGCATTTGCAAAATAACGTTCATATAAGAGGAGGTATTAAATATCCTGGAAATGAACATATAGGGTCATTCGGTTGCGACCCTTATGATATTTCTGCCGTAGTTGGCGGTAGAGGATCGAATGGTTCTCTTCATGGATTGACAAAATTTAATATGGACGAGGCTCCTTCTAATGAGTTCTTTTTAGAATACATAGCTAGACCTCAAACCGCTGAGATATTTTTTGAAGACGTTCTTATGGCTTGTGTTTTTTATGGTATGCCTATTCTTATAGAGAACAATAAGCCAAGACTTTTATATCATTTCAAAAACAGAGGGTATAGAGGGTTTTCGCTAAACAGACCTGACAAACAATACAATAAACTTACAAAAACAGAACGCGAACTTGGTGGAATACCAAACTCTTCTGAAGATGTTAAGCAGTCTCACGCATCTGCTATTGAATCTTATATTGAAAAATATATTGGATTCGATATGGGGGGCATATATAGAGATCCTGATGAGATTGGAAATATGCCTTTTATAAGAACATTAGAGGATTGGGCGAGGTTTGATATAAATGACAGAACTAAATTTGACGCTTCAATTAGCTCTGGATTGGCTATTATGGCTAATCAAAAGCATTTGTATCTACCTGAGAAAAAAGATTCAAAAATTATTCTTAACTTCGCAAGGTATTCAAATGATGGAACTAACAGTCAATTAATTAGATGAAAAACATAACAATAGATATTACATCGTCAGCATTTCCAACTCAGTTAGCTTCTGATTCGGAAAAAGCGTCTTCTCAATTTGGTTTACAAGTTGGGCAAGCTATTCAATATGAGTGGTTCAGAAAAGACGGAACATCTTGCAGGTATTACAGCCAATGGGCAGAATTTAACAAATTAAGACTTTACGCAAGAGGAGAGCAATCTGTAGCTAAATATAAAAATGAATTAGCAATAGATGGAGATTTATCTTATCTAAACTTAGATTGGACACCTGTGCCTATTATACCTAAGTTTGTTGATGTTGTCGTTAACGGAATGTGCGATAGACTATTTAAGGTAAAAGCATACGCACAAGATGCTATGTCTCAATCTAAAAGAAATAAGTATCAAGAAATGCTTGAGTCTCAAGTGGCCGGTAAAGAAATACTTTCTCAAATTCAAGAGCTTTCAGGAGTTAATCCATTTATTATGGACCCTAATGAGCTTCCGAATAATGATGATGAATTGAATTTATATATGCAGCTCAACTATAAGCCTGCTATTGAAATAGCTGAAGAAGAGGCTATTAACACAATTTTTGAAGAAAACAATTATTACGATATAAGAAAAAGAATTGATTATGACGCGACTGTACTTGGTATAGGTGTCGCTAAACACGAGTTCTTACAAGGTTCAGGTGTTAAAGTTTCTTATGTGGACCCTGCTAATGTTGTTTATAGCTATACTGAGGATCCGTTTTTTAAAGATTGTTTTTATTGGGGAGAAATTAAAACAGTACCTATTACTGAGTTATATAAGATAGACCAATCAATTACTAAAGAAGATTTACAAGAAATATCTCAATATAGTCAAGCTTGGTATGATTATTTTAATGTTGCTCAGTTTTATCAAAATAGTGTATTCTCAAGAGATACTTGTACTTTATTGTACTTCAACTATAAGACTAGTAAAAAAGTAGTTTATAAAAAGAAAAAACTTGAGAATGGAAATTCAAGAGTTATTGAGAAAGATGATACTTTCAACCCTCCTTCAGAAATGATGGAAGAAGGTGGTTTTGAGAAGATAGAAAAAACTATTGACGTTTGGTATGAAGGTGTTATGGTTATGGGAACTAATATTCTTTTAAAATGGGACCTTTCCAAAAACATGGTTAGACCTAAGTCTTCTTCTCAACACGCAATACCAAATTACGTAGCGTGTGCTCCACGTATGTATAAAGGAGTTATTGAGTCTTTGGTTCGTAGAATGATTCCTTTTGCTGACCTTATTCAACTTACACACTTAAAACTTCAACAAGTTATTAATAGAACAGTTCCTGACGGAGTGTTCATTGATGCCGATGGTTTAAATGAAGTTGATTTAGGTACAGGCGCTGCCTATAATCCTGAAGATGCATTAAGATTATATTTCCAAACGGGTTCTGTTATTGGACGTAGTTATACTCAAGATGGAGAGTTTAATAATGCGAGAGTGCCTATTACTCAACTGACTTCAAATTCAGGAGCATCTAAAACACAGATGTTGATTGCTAACTATAATCATTATTTAGATATGATTAGGTCAGTAACCGGATTAAATGAAGCTAGAGATGGCTCTACTCCCGATCCTAACTCTTTAGTTGGTGTTCAAAAATTAGCAGCGTTAAATTCAAATACAGCTACAAGACATATCCTTGAAGGTGGTCTTTATATTTACAAAACTTTATCTGAAGCTCTTACTTATAGAGTTGCTGATATTTTAGAGTACTCTGATTTTAAAGAAGACTTTATAAATAAAATAGGTAGATTTAATGTGTCAATATTAAATGAGATTAAAGACCTTTACATTTATGACTTTGGTATCTTTATTGAGATTTCTCCTGATGAAGAACAAAAAGCTCAGCTTGAAGGAAATATTCAAATGGCGCTATCTAAAGGAGATATTAATCTTGAAGATGCTATTGATATTCGTGAGATTAAAAATCTTAAACTTGCAAACCAATTATTAAAATTGAAACGAGTTAAGAAGCAAGAGCGTCAAGAGCAGTCGGAAATGCAAAAACAACAAATGACCGCTCAGATGCAAATGCAATCTCAACAGATGGCTTCACAGACTGCTATGCAAAAAATACAATTAGAGACAGAAGCTAAAATGCAGTTAAAACAAGCTGAAGTTGCTTTTGATATGCAATTACTTGAAAGACAATCTGAACTTAAATCTCAATTAATGGCTGAAGAATTTAGTTATAATCAGCAATTAAATGGTATGGAAGTTGAAAGTCTTAGTGTTAGAGAGAAAGAAAGAGAAACTGCTAAAGCCAAAAGGATAAGTCAGCAAAATACTGAACAATCAAAACTAATAAATCAAAGAAAGAACAATCTTCCACCATTGAATTTCGAATCAAATGAGGATAGTTTAGACGGCTTTGATTTGTCAGAATTTGAGCCTAGATAAAAAATAAAAAAAATATTATATATTTGTAGCAAATTAAATCAAATCAAATGGAAAAATTTACAGTAAGATCTTTAGACGGTGCTGAGCAAAAAAGTGCCGTACAAGTAGAGCAAGAATTGCTTGATAGACACGAGCAACAATTTGCAGATGTTAGTAATCAACAACCGGCTGATGTGCCACCTGTTGAAACGACACCTGCTGATGTGTCGCCCGCAGATGATGATAGTTCTTATGAGTTGTCAGAAGATCAAGTTCTTTCATATATTGGAAAAAGATATAATAAGCAGATTAATTCATTAGACGAATTAACAGCACAAAGAGAAGAGTCTGAGGCTTTACCTGAGGATGTTGTTGCTTATTTAAAATACAAGCAAGAAACAGGTAGAGGCATAAATGACTTTATGCAACTAAATAGAGATGTTGATTCTATGGAACCTGAAACTCTTTTAAGAGAGTATTTAAGTTCTACGCAAGAAGGTCTTGACGCAGATGATATAGATGTTTTAATGGATGACTATAGATATGATGAAGACATTGATGATGAATCAGCAATTAGAAAAATAAAATTAGAAACGAAAAAGGCAGTTGCTGAAGCTAAGAAGTTTTTTAATGCTCAGAAAGAAAAATACAGAATACCTCTTGAGTCAAGAGTAGAATCTATTTCTGAAGAGCAGAAAGAAATTTACGAAAAGTATAAGCAATATACCGAGCAGGCTAATAGCTATGAAGAAGAGAGCGAAAGAAAAAGACAATGGTTTGACCAAAAGTCTGACGAAGTTTTCTCAGATAAATTCAAAGGTTTTGAATTTGCTCTGAAAGACAAAAAAGTCTCTTTTAATCCTGGGGATCGAAATGAGTTGAGAAAATTACAATCTACTCCTGCAAACTTTATAAATAGGTTTTTAGATGAGCAAGGTTTAATGAAAGACGCAGAAGGATACCACAGAGCATTAGCTGTAGCAATGAATCCTGATAAATTTGCTGATTTCTTTTATGAGCAAGGTAAAGCAGATGCTGTTGACGGCACAATGAGGAGTATTAAAAACATCCAAATGTCTGAAAATAGAGCACCTGAGGTTGGGAGAGTTACAGAAGGTATTCAGGTAAAAGCGGTAAACCCTGATTCGGGTAGAAGCCTTAAAATCCGTAGTATTAAAAAAATGTAAAACTTAAAAATTAAAAAAAAATGGCAGGTACATTATTATCTAATCCTACTTTTGCTTTACAGCCAGCGGCTGAGCAAGTAGCGTTACAGACAAACTACATTACCAACTTCAACTTCTTAAATCAGTATCTTCCTGATACTTACGAAAAAGAATTTGAGCGTTATGGTAATAGAACCATCGCATCATTCTTGAGAATGGTAGGTGCTGAGATGCCTTCTAACTCTGACCAAATCAAATGGGCAGAACAAGGTCGTCTTCACATTAAGTACACTAACTGTACTTCAAATGCAGCAGCAGCTTCACCGACTGCTACTTTTGCTGTTGCTGATGCAGGTGTTACTTACATCGCAATTAGAGTTGGTCAAACTGTAATGATTCAAAACAACGCTTCAGGTGTTTTCAACAAAGGAATTGTAACTGCTGTCCCTTCTGCAACTACTTTTACGGTAGCTTACTACGAAGCAGCAGGTCAAGCATTTGCTGTATCTACTCAATGTACTGTATTTATTTACGGTTCTGAGTTCAAAAAAGGAACTAATGGAATGGTTGGTTCTTTAGAATCAGAAGATACAATCTTCTCTAACAAGCCTATTATCATTAAAGATAAATATGCTGTTAATGGTTCTGACATGGCTCAAATCGGTTGGGTTGAAGTTACCACTGAGAATGGTGCTACAGGTTACTTATGGTACTTAAAATCAGAGCACGAAACTCGTTTGCGTTTTGAAGACTATTTAGAGACTGCAATGATTGAGGCTGTTCCTGCTGAGAACAACTCAGGAGCTTCTGCTGTATTAGGTGGAAATGGTCAAGGTGGGTCTGAAGGTATCTTCTACGTTGTAAACAATAGAGGTAACGTTTGGGGAGGTGGTACACCAACTACTTTAACTGATTGGGATTCTATCGTTTCTCGTTTAGATAAACAAGGTGCTATTGAAGAAAATGCTTTATTTGTTAACCGTGGATTGTCTTTCGACATCGACAATATGTTAGCTACATTGAATGGATACACTTCAGGTGGTGTTGCTCAGTCTGCATCATTTGGTTTATTTGACAATGATATTGATATGGCATTAAACTTAGGTTTCACAGGATTCCGTAGAGGTTACGATTTCTACAAATCTGATTGGAAATATTTGAACGATCCAACTATGCGTGGTGGTTTAAATACTACTGCTGCTACGGCTACAGGTACAATTACAGGTTTGATGGTTCCTGCTGGTTCTACTTCAGTGTATGACCAAATCTTAGGTAAAAACGCTAAACGTCCATTCTTACACGTAAGATATAGAGCTTCTGAAGCTGAGGACAGACGTTACAAAACTTGGATTACAGGTTCTGCCGGAGGCGCTCAAACATCTGACTTAGATGCAATGGAAGTTAACTTCTTATCTGAAAGATGTGTATGTACTTTAGGTGCAAATAACTTCGTATTATTCCGTTTCGGTTAATAGAAGCATAAAAAATAGGGAGTGTCTTTAATGGCGCTCTCTATATTTTTTAAAGTAAATCAAATCGAATTTAATATTTATAAAAATGGCAAAATTAAAATTAGTAGACAAGGTCTATAAATTGAAATCAGGAAGTCCACTTTCCTATAGTTTAGCATCAAGAAACCACCCACGTTTTCCTTTAATGTGGTTTGATGAAGACAAGCAACAAAACAGAGCATTAAGATATGCTGTAAACCAAAAAAGTCCTTTTGAGGACGAACAAGACGGAAACGCTATAGTAGAACCAATTATCTTTGAAGATGGATTCTTGAGTGTTTCAAAAACAAATCCTGTGCTACAAGAGTTTCTTCACTACCACCCTTTAAATGGGAATGTGTTTATTGAAGTGGACGAACAAAAAGAAGCAGAAGAAGAAGTTGCAGATATGAATCTTGAAATAGATGCGTTAATTGCAGCAAGAGAACTTTCTATTGAACAAATTGAAACACTTACACGCGTAATGTTTGGTAAAGACCCTTCTATTTATCCGTCAGATATTCTGAAGAGAGATATTTTGGTTTATGCTAAATCAGAACCGAGAGATTTTCTAAATATATTGAACGACCCTGAGTTACAATTCCAAGCTAAAGTTCGTTTATTCTTCGAGAGTAAACTATTAGCATTAAGAAATAACGACAGAGAAGTTTGGTTTAACACTTCAACTAACAAGAAGAAAATGTTATCAATACCATTCGGGGAAGACCCTTATGAAATGGCAGGACATTATCTTCAAAGTGATGAAGGATTAGACGCATTAAAAATGTTAGAGGCTATTCTTAGCGAATAACTTGGATTGGGCTGTCCCTGATCGGAAATTAGCACAGATTTATTTCTGTGCTTTTTTTTATGTATATTTGTAAAAAAGATTTAAGATGATAAACGAAGTTAGAAATACAGTATTATCCGTTCTAAATAAGAATAATTATGGATATATATCTCCATCTGATTTTAATTTGTATGCTTTAAATGCACAAATGGAGATATTTGAAGATTACTTCAGTGGTTATAATAAAGCTATAAATGCTGAAAATGCCCGTGCCGCAGGAAGTGATTATGCTGAAGTTGAAGGTCCTATTGCTGAAACAATAGAGGGGTTTTTAGTTACAAACTTTTTGTCTAATCCTGCGACCACTCCTTCACTTCCAGGCAGTAATTCTTTTTCTGTTCCTTCTGTTACAACTACAGGAAACACAGCGTATTACATTTTAAAAATGCTTTGTCATACAAATATTATTTGCGCAGGAACTAATGATGTGGTTGGGCTAAATGTTCTTAAATCTTCTTCAGGTCAATTTACTGATTTTGAAATTACACCGGGTGACATAGTGGTGAATGTAAATACAAGAAAGACAGCAAGAGTTGTCTTTGTATCTTCAGATACAACAATAGTATTGGATTCTAATATCTTCTTAACGGCTCCTGTAAATTATCTTATAATTTCTCAAGCAGCAAAAGAAGCAGAAAAAGTAAGCGTTGGTAAAATAACTATGCTAAATAGCTCTTTATTAACTCAGCCAAACAATATGTTTCCTTCATATACATTAGAAGGAGATTATATAAATATTTATCCTAAAACAATAAATCAATTTGGACAAGTTGAAGCAGTTTACTTTAGACACCCTTTACCGCCAAAATGGACATATATTACGTTAGCAAATGGAGAACCTGTTTTTGACCAATCACAATCTGATTATCAAGATTTTGAACTTCCATACGAAGATACATATAGGTTAGTAATGAAGATATTACAATATTGTGGTATATCAATTAGAGAGGCTGAAGTTACTCAATTTAGTATGGTTCAAGAACAACAAAACAATTTACAATAATTTTTTAAGATATGGCTTATTTATCTCAATACGAATATTATGACAATAATGGTAATCAACCTGAAGATGCAAATTGGGGTTCTTATCAATATATAAGTCTTGAAGATATAGTTAATAACTATATGCTGATGTATTATGGAAACCACTCTTTAATAAACAATGAAGAGCGTTACAAAATTTTGTTTCACGCAAAACGTGGTATTCAAGAGCTTAATTATGATGCTTTTAAAGAAGTAAAAGTTTTAGAACTAACTGTATCTGATGCACTTAGATTTGTTCTGCCTTCTGACTTTGTTAATTGGGTAAGAATATCTTTGTATAAAGATGGTTGGTTAAGACCATTAACGGAAAACATTCAGGTAATGTCATCAAAAGCGTATCTTCAAGACCAAAGTGGTAACATTTTATTTGACCAAAACGGAAATATTCTTGAGCCTCAGTACTCTAATATTGATTACGATAGACTTACAAGAAGTAAAAAAAGTATATACCTAAATCAAGGCAATCAATTTAATGGTCAGTATGGTTGGAATTATGATGGTATGTGGTATTTTGAAGTAGGTATTGGAGATAGATTTGGGTTAAATACCGAAACAGCAAATTTCAATCCTACTTTCAATATTGATAAAAAGGCAGGAGTTATTAATTTTGATTCAAGTATGGCAGGACACTCTTGTATTCTTGAGTATGTTTCTGACGGAATGGAAAGTGGAGACGACTCTTTAATTAGTGTAAATAAGTTGTTTGAAAAATATGTTTACGCTTACATTACTTACGAAATACTTAATTCAAAACTTGGAGTGCAAGAATATATTGTTGCTCGTGCAAGAAAAGAAAAGACGGCATTGTTTAGAAATGCAAAAATAAGAATTAGCAATATCCACCCGGGAAGACTTCTTATGAATTTAAGAGGAATGGACAAGATAATTAAATAGTATGGCAAACGTAACAAGAAATTTTATATCAGGGAGAATGAACAAAGTCGTTGATGAACGATTAGTTCCTGATGGAGAGTATATTGACGCTATGAATATCAGAATGGGGTCAACCGAAAATTCTGAGGTTGGTGTTATATCTAATACAAAAGGGAATTCTCCATTAACTGAATTATCGTATATAGATGGAACTCCTCTTAGCGTAAATGCAAGATGTATTGGTGCTATAGAAGATAGTGCAAGAGAAACCATTTATTGGTTTGTTCACGATCCAACTTTTACAGTTGGAGCTACAGGCAAACTTGATTTAATAGTTTCATACAACGTTTATTTCGATGTTCTTACTTATCATATCGTAAGTATAGACGATGGGGGTGGTATAAATACTACGTTAAACTTTAATGCTGCATATTTAATCACAGGTGTAAACATAATTGAAGATTTATTATTTTTTACAGACGATTATAATCCTCCAAGAGTAATTAACATTAAAAAAAATTATGCTAATCCATCTCCGAGCAACATTGACTACTATACACCATCTTTATCAGCGTCTTTTCCTGAGATATTAAAAGAATCTATTCTTGTAATTAAAAAACCACCGACAGAATCTCCTATTGTGACCCCAATTATAACAAGTGGTCAAGAGAATTTCTTAGAAACAAGGTTTATATGTTTTGCCTATAGATATAAATATGCAGATGGAGAATATTCAGCTACATCTCAATGGTCTGAACCTGCATTTATACCAGGGACTTTTGAGTTTAGTACCAATAGTATGCTTAATGAAGGTATGAAAAATAGCTGTAATACAGCTATTATAAAATACAATTCAGGAGGACCTCTTGTAGTTGGTATTGATTTATTGTTTAAAGAGTCAAATAAGAATATTATTAAGATTATTGAAAAACTTAATAAGGCAGAGGATTTAGGGGGTGTAAATAATCAAGTTTTACAATATTCATTCAATAATAGTAAAATATTTACAGTATTAAATGAAGCTGAAATTTTAAGACTTTATGATAATGTTCCACGTTTTGCCAAAGCTCAAACTATTATGGGTAATAGGTTGATGTATGGAAACTATGTTGAGGGTTATGATTTAGTTGACAAGAATAAAGTTCCTGTAAAATTTGAATACATCACTACTTTAATAACAGAACAAATAGGAAATGAAGATATTCCTGATTCTGCAACTAGCGGACTTTATAATATAGACCCTTCGGCTGTAGGAGAATCTATACCTAATTCTATTGTTTATATTGATTTAACAGGATTAGAATTAATTGCAGGTTCTTCAATTACCCTTCAAATTTCATTTGAACATTCAACATTTACAGGAGATCCACTTTTTCCTACCGAAACAACTGATGTATTTGACTTAGATTTTACATTCTTTTTAAGCACAAATTATTCATCTGTATATGCTTTAGCATCAAGTCCTGAATTTGTTGAAGCAATAGGTACTGTAGCAAATATAGAGCCTGTGTCAACAGCTTGTACAGGAACCACATTTACAGACCAATTTAACTGTGTAGTTCCTATTAATTTAGGTGTATTTACAAAGATAGCAAGTGGAATTAACAATATATCAGAGCCTTTTAAAATAATAACTACACCAGCTAGTAGTTCTATAGGTTTCCAAGTACCTGCAATGAAGTATGTAGATGATATTGTTACGCCTACTCAAACTGTGTATGAATACTATTCTAGTGTATTTGCAGATGCTACTTATCAAAAAATAGCAACACCATCAAGTCTTCATAGTAATAGAGGTTATGAAGTTGGTATTGTCTATATGGATGAGTTTAATAGAGCTACAACGGCTTTAGTGAGTCAAAATAATACTGTGTTTGTACCTTGTGGTTATTCTGCAAATAAGAATAGTATCAGAGTTACAATACCCCCTACTCAAATTGCTCCTTCTTGGGCTAAAAGATATAAGTTTGTAATAAAACCTGACCAAGAGAATTACGAAACAATTTACTCTAATATATTTTTTACAGATCCTCAAACTAACTTTGCTTGGTTTTTATTAGAAGGGGAGAATATGAAAAAAGTAGAAAACGGAGATAAGTTATTAGTTAAAGCAGATACAAACGGACCTTCTCAAACTTGTGCTATAGCTACAGTTCTTGAAAAAACAGCTCAAGCTTCTAATTTTATAACGCCAAAAGAAAATGTAGTAGTTCTTGCTGGAATTTATATGAAAATAAATCCAAGCACTTTTAATCTTGTAATAGATCCTCTTTCCACTATAGCTCCTGGAGAACTTTCTGCTAAAACATCAGTAAGTTATGATAATGTTTATTATGTTACGTTACAATATCCTATGAATATTCAAAAAACATTAGGATATGACCCTTTGCACCCTACTTGGGAGTATGAAGATTATAGTGTTCCTGCTGGAAGTAAGATAACAATATATTTAAAAGGAGAGAGGGCAGGTGTAGCTGGTAAATGTGAGAGATTATATGCTGAATATTCAAGTACTTTTACATCATCAAGAAATTATGATAATATGTATGAGTGGTGGATTGGAGATAATATTAGTACAACATTAACTCGTGCAACTACAGATGGTGCAAGTATTAATTTTATACCTGGGTTTGGTGACCCTACCTATTCTTTTAATATTTGTCATCTTCAATTCAATAGAGATACTGCAACTAATAGACTTTGGTTGAATATGACGTCAGGGCAAAGTTGTAGAGGAGGCACTAGAGATAGAAGGAGGTTTTTTGTATATGCTAATATTCAAGTATTTAGAGCTTTAGATACTATAATATTTGAAACACAACCATCTGATGCTTTACCTGACGTATTCTTTGAGAATAATTTATCATTTGCTATTGATGCCTACGGATACCATTTAGGAAATGTTCAAGACCAAACTAATCTAGTCCCTGGTATTATTGACACAGGATTTTACAACTGTTACTCTTTTGGTAACGGTGCTGAAAGTTATAAAATAAATGACTCTATAGTTGGAAGAAGTTTCAATTTAGGAGAGCGCGTTACTACAGTGGCAGAACAGGATTACAAAGAAGCAGACAGATTTTCTGATATTACCTATAGTGGTAACTATAATCAGGAAACCAACGTAAATAGACTTAATGAGTTCAATAAAGGATTATCTAATTACAAAAACTGCGAGGCTTCTTTTGGAGAGATATTTATATTAGACGGAAGAGAGACAGATGTACTTACTTTACAGGAAGATAAAATATCTTATGTTTTAGCAGGTAAAAATTTATTATCTGATGCAAGTGCCGGAAATATAATTACAGCGACTCCTGAGGTTTTAGGAACGCAAATAGCTCGTACTGAAAAGTACGGTATTAGTTTTAATCCTGAGAGTTATGTTCAATGGGGATATGATAGATATTTTACAGATGTAAAACGTGGCGCTGTGATTCAATTAAAAGGAAACTCAAGTTCAAATGACCAATTGGTAGTAATATCTGAACAAAGTATGAGAACTTGGTTTAGAGATACCTTTAATAATTCTTTCAATACTCAAAAACTTGGAGGGTTTGACCCTTATATGAATGAGTATGTTTTAAGTGTGAACGAAGAGTTGCTTCCTTCAAATCCTCAGTGTTTAAGTTGTGGTGTAAGTCAGACATTTACATTGTCAGTAGATGAGGAATCTAAACAGTTTACATATTGTGTTAATTTAGGACCTCTTGTTGGTTCATCTAAAGTTAGTTGGATGTTTACAAATATTGAGGTAGGTGCTGTTTTAAATATTGAAGTGAATTATAATGGAACAATAGTTTCTTCGGGAAATACAAATGTTGATGGAAACATTTTCTTTGATAAAGACAATGTCTTGGTTGAAACGGCACAGATAACACTTACTTATACAGGAGATATGGTTGTTTCTATTTTAGCTGATTGTTGTCAGGCAAAAATTTTAAACATTGTAGAGGTTGTGCTTACTAATAATTCCGAAGCAGGTAAAACTATTCATACGCAATACAGATATATTGATGGAGCTTTTGTTGGTCCATTGTTATCTAATTTAGTTGTTTTTGGAAGTGGCACAAATACTCCGCTTGTATCAAGATATAATATAACTTCAGGTTTTGTAGGTTCAGGAGGATTCCCTACTGATTCAAGCACTATGAGGCTATCTACCAATAAGATAGTACCTGATACTTTTGATTTTAATTTAGCTCAAGATAAGTTTAAATACTTTAGAAGCCCTGTATTATTTGATAATAACGACATCGACATTCAGTCTTTATTAGCAGCTTCAACTACAGCTACTCCAAACTTAGGAAGTACGCCTTTGTTTTATGCGGACTTTATAGTTCCTCCAAGCGCAAACGGAGAGTTCTTATATTTAATTTGGGACTTGAGAGATGCTATACCGGCTGAACTTTGTTTTGGAACTACAAGAATTGATTCTTGTTGTAACTGTGTTCCGGGCAACTATTACTTAAATGCTTCTTTTGCAAATTCAACTTCAATATTTACAGATATAAATATGACTACATTTGCGTCAAATGGATTCTATTCTGCTGATGGTATAGTAAGAGAGCTTGTAAATGGAATATTATTACCTCAACAACCTTGTGCTCCTTGTGGTGTTGAAGTTGACTTATGTTTTGGAACAAGTGCACTTGATGTTTGTTGTAGTTGTGATTTAACGTGTACAACGCCATACAATTACTATCAAGTAACAAACAACGAAGCTTTTAATACGACAGTTTTCTTTTATGACCAAAATGGAGTATTGACAAGTTTACCACTATTAGCTTCAGCAACAAATGTTGTATATTGCTCTGTTGGAGCTCCTTATTCTACGACAAGCATAACCATAACTAATATCGAATGCGATTGTATAACTTAATTTAATTAAACAATATGGCAATAAATGCACCCTTTTTTTTAGATTCCGCTGATTTAGCTACAGCTACAGCTGTATATTTAGACTTATCATTATCAAATATAGCTCCCGATGGATTTTATGGAGATGGAACAATAACAAGAGAGCAGTCATCAGGAATACTTTTAACTTCTGAGCCTTGTGTATCTCCTTGTCCTACACCTTGCGGAACATCTATTAGTGGTAGTGGAAGCACCGGTGTTTACCAAGTTAATTTAGATGTTGGTAGCTTAGGAACAGGTGCTATTATCATTATGTTTAACCCACAAAGTGTACCTGATGGAATTAGAGCTACTTATAATGGAGTTGTGTATAACAAAATATCTTCTCCTGTTAATGGACCATTCCAATGTCCTAACCCCGGGCACTTTGCAATTATAGGAACTGCAAGTTTTACAAGTGTTTGTACATCTTGGTATCCGGCAGGTACAACACAAACAAATCCCGTGTACTTATATAATCCTGCAACAAGTAGTTTTGCTCTTACAGGAGGCACGCAAACAGATGTAATAGTAGGAACTTCATCAGCCCCTACTTTACTACCTGATTACTTTATAACATCGTCAAATATGAGTCAATGTATAATGGTAATACCAAAACCTACAGCAACACCAAGTGCACTATTAATCGAGATGATTGGTCCTTGTACAAGTACCGGTTGGAGTTTTTCAGCAGCTTGTCCGGCAGCATTGCCAACTTTCCCTGCTTCTAATTTGTTTGCATCGGCATCTATTCCTTGCGCTACAGCTCTTCCTAATACTTTTTATTTTGCAAAAGTTCATACAGCAGCAGATACTTTTGTTGGATTATACGATTATGTATTTACAGATGTAAACGGACAATTTCCATTGGCAAATGGCTATTATCGTACTACAAATGTAGCATCGCCAAATGGCGTAATAGAAGTGAATAACGGAGTAGTAGTAGCAATAACAAATTGTATTTAATATGTCAAATTATACTTTATCATATAGCGAAGGGGTTGCCGGTTGGGTATCTTTCTATTCTTATTATCCTGATTGGATGATTGGAATGAATAACTATTTTTACACATTTAAGGGTGGAAACATATACAGACATAATGTAAACCAAGCGAGAAATACATTCTATCAACCTTGGTGGGACATTGTAGATATTATTAATCCTGACCCATCTCCACTTGCTTTTACTCCAACGAGTATTAAGAGTGTTTTTAATAATGCTGCTCTTGAAAACAAGTTATTTAAAACCATAAATATAGAGGGAGACGCACCTTGGGGAGCTACATTAATAACTGATTTACAGGCTTCAGGATTTATTAATCAATCTTGGCTTGAGAAGAAAGAAGCCTCTTATTATGCGTTTGTTAGAAATAATACTATTGGAGAGTTTGCACTAAGAAGTTTGAATGGTGTAGGAAATAGCTTAACCGTAATAGGTTCAGGTACTACTTCTGCCACAATAAACTTTAGCGTATCTCCACTAATATCAATTGGTAATATCATTAGTATTGGAGATTATGTTTATTTCGGACATCCCAATCCAAGTTTTGCAGGTCAAGTTACAGCTATAAATGTAGACTTACCAAATGGAATAAACCAAATAGTTATAAACAACGCAATGGTTTCTCCTGTCTCAATTCCAATTCCGGGGAATGTTAACTTTTTCTTCTACATTAAGAACTCAGTTGCTGAGTCTCACGGGGTTTTAGGACATTATTGCGTATTCACTCTGACAAATTCTTTAAACTCAAAAATTGAATTATTTGCAGTTGAATCTGAAGTAATGAAAAGTTTCCCTTAATTTTATTATCTTTGTCTCTGTATGGAATTAACTATTAGACAACTTAACGAAAACGACTACCAAGATATACTTGTTGGTTGGTGGAAAGATTGGGGTTGGATAGCACCTAAGAAAGACTTTCTTCCTGATGATGGAAAGGGAGGATATATTGTATATGACGGAGATATTCCTGTTTGTGCAGGATTTATTTATATAACCAATTCAAGAGTAGCTTGGGTTGATTGGATAATTTCAAATAAAGAATATAGAGAGAAAAGAAGAGAAGCTATAACAATGCTTATAGACACTTTAACTAATCTTAGTAAAATGTCGGGAAGCAAATACGCTTACGCTCTAATAAAAAACGATAGTTTAATTAAAACGTATGAAAGCCTTGGTTATATTAAAGGAGATTCATACACAAGTGAAATGATAAAAATACTATAATATGGGAGTAGCAACAGCGGTAGCAATAGGTGGTTTAGCTATAACAGCAGCATCAACTACAAATTCATTTATTCAGGCAGGTAAACAAAAAAAGGCTCAACGAGCAGCGGAAGCTAAAGCAGCACAAGCAATGGCTGAAGCAAGAAAAAAACTTGAGGTTAATTTTGCTAAAAATCGTTCTATTCAAAAAGAACCATACGAACTTGCTAGAGAAGCTATTTTATCATCAGGAGCACAAGCTCTTCAGCAAGGTGTTGAGAGCGATAGAGGTGCGGAGGTTACAGCTGGTAAAGTTCAAATGGCTATGAATCAAGGACAAGCAGACATTAGAAGTGCTATGGGTCAAGAGATGACTGATATTGAGAAAGATATTATAAATGAAGATAGCAGACTTAGAGACTTAAACGTGCAGTTAGATTTAGGAGAAGTTGAAGGAGCTCAATTAGCAGCAAGAGATGCCGAGGAAGCTGCAGCAGCATCTACAGAACAAGCATACCAAGGAGTAACATCTACTCTTCAACAAGGTTTGGATATGGTTCCTTTGTTTTTTGGAGAAGATGCTGCAGAGTCAATAGGTCCACTTACTGCACAAGGAGTGGTAAGTTCTGCTCCTCAAAAACCTACGGCTAATCTTCCTATGATACCATTGTATCAGAATAGAACCACTGCAATGTATGATCCATTCAGTATTTATAAACAAAGACAAATGTTGTTTTCAAACCCACAATACCAATCTAACTATAATGCATTTAATCCTTTTCAATAATGGCAGCTACTTACTATAAATATGCAGAACGCGATGCCGACTCACAGGTAAATTGGGCTGAAGTTGGCAAAGGCCTTAGTGATATGTTGGCTGAAACCAACCGTGTCAGACAAGAGAAAAGAGATGCCTTAGATACCGCTCAGCGTGAGACAATGAATTATCTTGCTGAAACCCCAAATGGAGAAGATGTAAGTGCAAGAATGGCTGCTTTAGAATATGCCGACCAAGCTTCAAATAGAATGAGAATTGCTAAGCAACTTATGGAACAAGGTCAAATGTCTGTTAAGGATTACACTATATTCAGACAAAATTTAACTGACAGTACTAATCTATTATTTAATGCAAATAAAGCATATCAAGAAGAATATGCTCGTAAAATGCAAAGAAGTAGAGATGGTATAAGTTCAGCATTAGAAACTGACAGGATGAAAGATGCTGAGATGTTTGGTAGATGGGAAGATACAGGATTTTATATTGGCGCCAATGGAGTCGTTATGGCAGGAAAGACTATAGAGAAAGAAGTAGATGGTAAAAAAGTAAGAACGTTAGACCAAACTCCTGGTAATTTAAGAAATATAGATGCTATAAACCAACTGATTGTAGGCGATGTAGATAGATATAAATATGAAGAAAAAGTAGATTCTTTTGTTGATGCCTTAGGTAAAGACGAAGTAACTAAAATTGCTCTTGGCACATATTCAAGACAAGGCATAGGAACTACAATAGAAGATATTACAAAAAGAGAATATATTTTACCTGGAGACAAACCTGTATTAATTAAATATTTACAGGCAGAAAATGATAAAGTTAAAGAGATAGTAGGAACTGATTTTGACAAAGCAAGACTTCTTATGGATAGCGCTATAATCGCTCCTAATGGACAAGCTTATGAGCTAACAAACGACCCTAAAGAAGCTGCTACAGGAGTAAATTTCATATTAAAAGAATATGATCCTGCAACAAGAGGTGTTGTTTACAGAATAACAGATGCTCAAACACAGGACGCTGAGAATTTTATCAGATCAAATATGAGAGCTAAGTATGATAGAGTTATAAAGGAAGAAGCTATTTCACAGCCAAACGACCAAAGAAGATTTCCTTCAGGAGGAGGGCCAGGTGGAGATAAAAAAGAACCTCAGCCTGAAATAACTCCTAGTTATTCAGTACTTAACAACATATCTATAGGAGGTAAATTAAATGAGGATACAAAAAAAATAGAAGGAGCAGTATTAGTTCAGGACGGATCTAAATCTTTTCCTATATCAAATCTTACATTAGGAGATAGTCCAAGTGAAAAAGACCAAAATGCACAAGCTCTTATAGTTTCTCCTGGAGGTAAAATTTATCTTCAAATATCAAAACCTAACTATACAAAAACAGGAGCTATAGACGAATATGGTCTTCCAATAACAACATCAGAACCTGTAGTTAGTTTATTAGACTTCGGTAAAAATTCAACAGAAATAGGAAGGTATGCTAGAAGAGCTGGATTTAAGGATGCAAGGGCGCTTCAAGAATATGCAATTCAATTAGCAGGAGATGAATTTATAACTACTCCTGATGAAAGAACAAATAAACCAACTCAAACTGGAAGTGGTGTTAATCTTAATGCAAGTAAAAGAAAAGGTAAAAAATAAAAAATATGGACAAGAAATATATCCAAGACTTATATAATCAATTAGGCGGTCAAGCAAAATTTGGTTCTTTTGAAGATTTTCAGAATTTAATATCTACTGATAAAAGCTATCAAAATGATTTCCATAAGTCTTTTGGAGAATCAACTTTAGGAAGTTTTAATGACTTTTCTAAACTTGTATCTATAAACGAATCAAAGCCTATTCAAAAAAAAAAATTCGCTTTGGATTCATCTTCGGAAGTTGGTTCATCGGAATTGCCAAAACCTCCTGAACAAAAGCAGACATTTAGACTTCTTACAGAACAAGATTTTGAGCAAGGTCAACAAAAAGGGACTATTGCTCCAAATCGTGCTATACCTAAATCAAAACAGGTTGAATATGATTTAGAAGGTAATACAGGAAAAGTAATTCAACAACCGAAAAAGAATTTACCATTAGTAAAAAAACAAGAATCTAAAGGTTTTTATACTCAAGGAGAAGAGAATGTAAGGAATGCTAAAATAAGTAAAGATTTTCAAGAAAAAGGTTTTACAGAGCAAGAAAAACAAAAATTTATTGATGGTAATTTAGTTACTGAAAAAAAAAGAGTTTTTGCTAAAGATAAAGAGTTAATTAAATCAGATATTGACACTCAAATCAATGAAGAAGATTTAAACAATCCTACTCCTTTTAAATTCTATTCTACATACGACAAACAACCTAAGTATAATCCTGCTACAGGGATTTTTATTCAGACTCCAAAAGATACATTTGTAGATACTGAGTTTGGTGATGAAAAGTTAATAGGAATAGGAATTGACCCTGCTGATTTTGATGGTTATTTAAACGAAAAAGGATTTAAAAAAGACTTTTTAAAAAAAGAAGAAAAAGGATTGTTTGAAGGTAAAGGCAGAAATCTTTCAGGAGCCGATATTCAATTAGCACGAGAAATTCAAAAACAAAAACTATTAGCTAATTATATTGCTGAACAAAATAATAGAAATTTTAAATTAAACTCACTAAAAGCTAAAAAAGAAAATTTAGACAGAAGCAATTCTAATGCAATAAAAGTTGAAAAAACAACTCTTTTTGAACCTGCAAAAGTTGAATCTTATTTAGAGCAACAATTTCCATTACTTACTAAAAAGCTTAAAGAAAGAGATGATGAAGGTAGAAGAATATTGGAGCAACACAATAAAGGAGAAGCAGGGGTTTGGTATGGAACTAAAAACACTCTTAAATCAGGTTGGAATGGATTTGTAGATAGAATAAATAATCTTTCGGCAACAGTTTACGATAAAATTGGAATGGACGAAACTGCTGAAGAGATTAGAATGTTGCACGAAGAAAACCAAATGTTAAAGCCTGACACAAGAGAAGTTGGATATGTTTCGGGAAAATCAACAAAATATGATGGAGTTGAATATATTGTAGATGACAATGGTCAAATCTATGATAAAGATAAAAAAATAAGAGTTACTGATTTATTTTTTAAACCTCAATACGATGCTATTGTAAATGAGTCTAAAAAAGGAACAAGAGATTGGATTTTTAGTCCACAAGGAACGTCTATACAACTTGGAGGTGTTTTAGGCGATATGATTGTTCAGGTAGCTCTAACAAGAGGTGTTGGAGGAGCTACATCTTCTGCATTAGGAACAGAATTATTGTCTGCTTCAAAACTTTCAAAGATACCTATTTCTAAAAATATATCAAGTGCTATTATTGCTCAGTCTTCATTAGGGTATTCACAAGGATTAGAAGAAACTATGAAGGCCGCTAAAGATACAGGATTAACTACCGAGGAAGCGGAAATGCTTGCTAATGATGCGGCTCAAAGAATGGGTATTTTATATGCTGTCACAGCACCTATTTCTCCTCAAACAAAAGCAACTCAAGCATTATTTGGTAATGCAGAAAAAGATTTAATTAAGAAAGCTGTTTTATCTTATAGAGAAGTTGGTAAAAAAGGTTTTGTTGAAACTTTAAGAAATGGTATTCCTAAGTTAGCAAAAGCCGGAACAGAAATGACTGAAGAAGGATTGAAAGAAGTTTTTCAAGAAAATATTCAACAGGCAGGAGAAATGTTTTTAATAAATAAAGAAACCAATCAGCAGGCAGGGTCTCAAATATTAAAAGATAGTATTTCTGTAGATGAGTTTGTAAATACGTCTATTTTATCTTTTGCATCTGCAGGTTTGATTTCTCAAATGAAAACACCTACTTTGTTTAAAAATAATGCTGTTGAGCAATTAAGAACATTAAATATTTTAGGTCAAGATTACACTAAGTTTGAACAAGATTTAAAAAACCTTGTAAATAATGGTGTTATAGATAATAATTCTGCCGAAAAACTTAAAACAGATGTAAGAATACTTAGCAACAATAAATCTAAAATTCCTACTGATACTAAACCGGAGTTGGTTATGGATTTAGCGAGAGGTTTAGAAGAAATTTCAGATTTAGAAAATAAAAAGAAATCTTTAGACGCTTCTTTTCACGAGAGTATTGACGAGCAAATAAAATCTAAAAGAGAAGAAATTAAAAACATATATAATAAATCTAAATTAAGCGAAACAGATGCCGTTCAAGAGCAAAGCATAGAACTTCCTGAGGAAATAGCAAATCTAAATGACAATGAACTTGTTACATTCACTGTTAAAACATTGGATGAAGTTCCTGAGCAATTTAGAGATAAAGCTAAAAAAATAGGAGGACAAGACGTTGAAACAAGAAAATTAATACTAGGACTTCCTTTAGGTAAAAAAGAAACCGTTAAAACACCTGAAGCCTATGTATATTCATTAACAGGTAAAGAAGCAAAAGATTATGCCGTTCAAGAGCAAAGCACAACAGAGATTCCTGTTCAGTCAGAAACCGGAATTAGCGAAACGGTGGCGGAAGGAATATCCCAACCAGAACCTGAAGTCATTACCGAGCAAATTACGCAAGAAGAAGTAACCGCACCAAAAACTAAAACAATATCTTTAAGTGATTCTATAGACGTTGAAGATGATTCAAACAGAAAAGGAATTATACCTATATCTGAATTAGATGATTTTATTGGAGAAGATCGAATTGGAGAAGCTCAAACAGAAACATCAAGAGAAAATATAGATAAATTAAAAGAAGATATTTCTAAAAATGGATTTAAAGAGCCTATAGTTTTAGTTTATGATAAATTCAGTAATGGAGGAGAAGCTTCTATTATAGAAGGAAATCACAGAATAATTGCTGCTAAGGAATTAGGATTTACTGAAATACCTGTTAGAATAGAGAAAGGTGTATTAAGAAGTAATGAAGAAAGAGTATCTGAAAATATGTTTCCTTTAAAAAGAAAAAAAATAGGAGCCATAGATGATAGATTCGGAGTAAGTGCTGATAAGTTAGGGCTAAGTATTAGACAACCTTCTCAAAATGATTTTATAACAAATCAAAAAACAGAACAAGTTACGCAAGAAGAAGTAACCGCACCGCAAACTATCATCGAGGAGCAACCTGATGTAGTAAAAGTTAAAAAGTCAGATGACTTTATCAATGATGCGGAACAAGTAGTTAGTTTAAATGGAGAAGAAGCAGGAAGAATGTATTACGATAGAAGTTCAAAGGCTTGGAGAGATCCAAATTTTGACAAGAGTAAATACAGCCCTGAGTCTTTTGAGCGTATATATGGAGACATATTGGGAGATACAAAACAAGAAGCTACTGATGAATTGATTAGAAGAAAAAAAGAGTCAATGAAGCAAGAAGCTCCTATCGAAGAAACTGTAGCAGAAGAAACTGTAGCAGAAGAACCACAGGGAGTTCAATTTTCAAAGGATACTATTCTTAATAATTTTTTAAATAAATTAAATAGCTTAAACCCTCTTCAAAAAAATCCTATTGACAATAAGTCTTTTGTATATGGGGATAAAGCATCTTTGGAATTTAATAGATTCGATAAAGGCGATAAGAATGAGGTATCATTAGAAGGTATAACTTCTTTAGATAAAGGTAAAGGTTTAGGAAAAGAAGCTATGACTGATATAACTAAATCTGCTGATGAACTTGGTACTACCCTTACATTGGATGCAAAACCTTTTGGAAGAGAAGGTCTTGGTAAAAAAGAATTGATTGAGTTTTATAAAAAGAATGGATTTGAAGTTGATAAACAATATTTAGAAGACCTTGATTTTGGTTCTGAACAAGAAGCTATTGATTATGTTTTAGAGAACGAATCAGAAGGATTGCCTATGGTTAGAGAACCTAAAATAGCTGAACCACAAGCTGTGTCAGAAGAAGCAACTCCTGTTTTATCTCTTGAAGAGAAATCTATTGAAGATTTGGAAACAGCACCTGTTGTGCAAGAGACAGCTTCTGCTGAGAAAAAAATAGCTGAAGCAACCAAAAAACTTGCTGATAAAGTTCGTGAGTTAAAGGTTATAAAGCCTGATGTTTTTAGCTCGGCTACTCCAGGTAGTTTAGCTTGGGATTTAGGTGTTGAAGCTGTAGCTAAGTCTATTGAAGTAACTGGAGATATTGCTCAAGCTATTTCAGATGGTCTAGAAGCTATTAAAAATACTGATTGGTATAAAGAATTAGATGATAATACAAAAAGTACTGTAGAAGATACTTTTAGAAATAGCTTCGATAAATTAAAAGAAAATGTTGACGAGCAAGGACAACAAGCTATTTCAGAAGGTTATTCTAATATGGAGGATTTCTTTGATTATATGTCAAACAATGAAGAGTTTAATAACTTATCAGAAGATGAAAAAAAATCATTTTACTATAATGCAGTAAGTACTTTCTCTACATCACAAGCTATAAATCAATCACAACAAGCAGGGAAAATAATAGACCTTAAAGACCAAAATTGGCTTAAAAAGTTAATTACTACTTTCCAAAATAAAATGATACGAATTAAAGATGTGCAAGAACAAATAGAAAGCACATTAGGAGTTAAGATACTAAATCAAGCTAACGTTGCTCTTAAATTTGAATTGTTAATAGGTAAGACTATAGATGTAATTGAAAATAAAAATAAAGAAATTTTTGATAGAAAAAATAAGAACTCTTTGTTTAGTAGACTTATTTCTGAAAAAGGAGATGTTGATGAATTAGGAATGTATATGTATGCTTTACACGCTCCTGAAAGAAATGAAGCTGTAGCTAATGAAAGACAAGAAGATTTTGATAATGAAGTTAGAGTATTAAATGATAAAATAAAAAATGCTAATAGCCAATCATTAAAAACAAGATACCAAAATAAACTAAATAGTCTTATAGCAGGAAAAGGAAAAGCAACTTTATTGAAAGGTGCAGGAAGCGGAATGACTAATGAACAAGCTCAAGATATAATAGATTTTGTTGAACAATCAGGTAAAAAAGATTTGTATGATAAATATGCTAAAGAGTTTAGAGAAAAAGTTATCATTCCTAACCTAGATGAAATGCTAAAGTATGAATTAATAAATCAAGAGACTTATGATTTAGTAAAAAACAAATACACTAATTACGTTCCTTTACAAGTAATTGAAAAGGCTTTAGATAGAAAAAAAGGAGCAGGAGTAATAGGAGCTAGCGTTAAGGGTAAAGATATATTCAAAGCAAAAGGTAGTGATTTATATAAGTACACAGATAGATATAATCCAATATACTCTTCAATGTTTGCTTATGACAATACTATAATAAGAGGAGAAAGAAATATAGCATCTCAAGCGTTGATAAATCTTGCTGAAATGGATGAAAATAATGATGTGTTTAAAATTCATAAACCTAAATATATAGCTGTTTTAGACGCTAATGGCGATGTAAATTATTTATTTCCGACAACACCGCAAAAAATAAAAAATGATTCAGTTGAGTTAAAAGTTAAAGGTAAGCCTGTTTTTGTAGAGATTAAAGATAAGGCTATGAGAGACGCCATTAATGAGCAAGGAATAGTAAGAGGTATTAGAGGTTTTTATATTATAAACAACTGGCTTAGAAATACAGCTACACTATTAAATCCTGACTTTATATTTACTAATATAGCGAGAGATATTCAAGGTTCTGCTTTTAATATACAATCGTCTATGAAAGACCTTGATGTAAAAAATATAACAAGAAAAATAGTTAATCCTAAAAATATAGCTAAAGCAGGTAAAGGATTAATAGATGCTAACAAAGGAGATTTTAGTTCTGAATGGGCTATTGCAGCAAGAGAATTAGCAGAAAATGGCGGAGTAGTATCTTGGTTTCAAAGAGATAACTTAGACGACTATGTTAATGATTTAAAGAAAGATATTTTAAGAATAAAAAAAGGAGATAAGATACTTGGCAAGATATTAAATAAGACTAAAGATACATTGCTATTAGCTCAATCAGTAGCGGAGCAATCTATAAGACTTAACACTTTTAAAGCATTAAAAGATGCAGGAGTATCACTAGAAGAAGCAGCAAGAGAAGCTAAAAATATAACAGTGAACTTTGAGAATAAAGGTACTTGGAGTGGGTTTGTAGATAGTTTATATTTATTTGCTACAGCAGGATTGAGTGGAACTGCAAGAACTGCATATTCTCTTGCAAAATCAAAAAGAGCAAGACAGATAGCGGGAGGTATATTTGTGTATGGAATACTAGAGTCTATTATGAATAATGCTATAGGGCAAGGAGATGATGATGATGAATTGATAGATGATGGTATTAAAGAAAGAAACTTAGTTGTAGTTAATCCATTAGACCCTAAAAAAGAACCTTTATTGATACCTTTAGCTTATGGTATTAACGTTTTTAAACACGCAGGAAACTTAACATATGACGTAGCTACAGGAAGAAAAAAACCTCTTGATGCTTCTGTAAAATTGTTTAAATCAATATATACTCAAATATCTCCATTTCAAGGGCCTACAGCTGGACAGGCTATATCTCCAACAATGTTTGATCCAATAGTTCAGCAGTTAGAGAATAAAAATTGGTTAGGCAACCCTATAAAAACTGAGCAACCTAAATTTGGACCTCAAGTAAAAGAAAGTGGTTTGTATTTTGAATCTGTTAGACCTTCATCAAAATGGGCATCTAAAAAACTAAACGAAATAACAGGAGGGAGCGCAGTAGAATCAGGTTATATAGATATTAGTCCTGAAATACTAGACCATTACTACGATGCTTTTACTGGAGGTACAGGTAGATTTTTATCAAATACTGTTTTTACAGGATATGCAGCTAAAGAAGAGATTTCTTCGGCTATAAGTGGTAAAGAGATAAAAGATGAAGATAAATTATCTTTAAGAAGATTGCCTTTTGTTAAATCATTTTTTGGAAGTAAGCCTGAACAAAGACAATTAGATTTAATATATGATGTATTTACTAGAAGTGCTATGGAAGAAATTAACGAAGAAGAGATGACTAGATTTAAAAGTCAATTTAAGTCTGCAATTAAATCAGGAGCTTTAGACAGAGATAGCGCTAAAAGAATTATAAATTCAATAAAAAAAGGTCAAGCTAAATTAAAATCATACAAAGAAATTCAAGAATTAAGACCTGTAGATATGACAGAAAAACAGCTTAAAAATTACAAAAAAAATAAGCAGTCTAACTAAATCTTACATACTTTAGTTCTTTTGCTTTTTCATAATAGACCATAAGCTCAGAGTTATAAAAGGAGTTATCTTGTTCGGATTTACTGTCAAACTTGATTTCTCCTTTTAATTTATTGGCTTTACCATAGATAATTCCATCTTCACAGGCCCATATAACTACAGGTGCTAATCTCTTGTCTATTAGTTTTACTAATTTTTTAGCTTCGACAGAAAGAGGGTAGGCATTATAAATTGTTTTAACTACAACAACAACCTCAGCGTAAGCTATGAGTTTATTGTCTTTGTCAAAAACTTTGTAGTCAATGTCATTAGGGTCTAATTTTTTATATGAGCCTCCGAACAAACTTACAAATATATCTATGGCTTTTTTCTTTTTATCAAAAGTCATCTTCTTCTATTGATTTTAATATGTAACGTAATTCCATGATTAAGAACTGAGCATCCTTTTTGACAGACTTAAATTCTCGGTCAACTAATTTTTCATAGATGTCCGTAAGTACTATGTGGTACTCTTCTATTCTTCGAGATATTCTCTCGGCTCTTTGTTCTTCTTCCATAACTTTAATTTTTAAGAATCAAACAAGGGCAATATTACTTTTCTGCAAAAATCAACCCCTCCTTTATTTTCTTTTTCATACTCATCTAAAAGACTGTCTATTTTTTTTCTTTTAGAAATCAATTCGTTAAGTCTATTCTCCAAGCTAATTGCAATAGCATAAATGTCCTCTTTTGAGTTTAACATTAAGTGTTTGTTTTCTTCTAAGAAATTTTTCTTAGCTGATATAAATTTTTTTTCAAATATAGGATCATATTTCAGTAGAGAATCTATAGATTTTACATAGTGAATAATAGTTGCGTGGTCTTTTTTTATGCTACCTCCTATATGCTGATACGAAAATCCGGCATCTTTAAGTATTTTAGCGTATGCTCTTCTTGCATCTACTATATTTCTTTTTCGAGTTTGGTCATCTATATTAACAAAAAATACTAAGTTTATTATGTTCTTGAGTGAATCCATTTGATTAAAGTGGTTTATGTATTTCTACTTTTAATTTGTGTTGTTTTAATTCTTCCATTCTCCAATCTTGCAAAGGAGAAGTTTTTCCTTTCGGGCCTTTCACTTCTATAAAAAGAACATCTGACCCTTTAGGTATAGCAATAAGGTCGGGGATTCCAGGCTTGTTTGTATTTATTAACTTAATAACATAGTATCCCTTGGCTTCAAGCTCTTTAATTTTCTTTGATTGTATTTGACTTTCCTTCATAACTAAGTATTGTAGCAATTTTATATTACTTGATTATTTACTTTTAAAACTGCAACAATACGGCAGTTATAAGAAATAGCTACGAATTGTTTTTATAAGATTTTTTAAATATTTCTAATAACTCTTTAGTGTTATATTCGGTATACATTATATCTTCATTATATTGAATTACTAACCATTCTGCAAATTTAATGGCAAAATTATCGCATATTTCTATACAATCATTTGTGTCAAATTTTAAAAAATGAGGTTTAGAATTTTTTAATACTTTTTCAAAATCTTCTTTTAATTTCATAATATTTAGTTTTAATTACCCGCTACTTCTTATAACAGGTGTTTGTAAATACCAGCCGAAAATAAAATGCGTGTAGGCTGGCATCTACAAGCACCGAAACGTTACCTGCTATTTAAACTCAACTTTATAAATAACCGAATCTTTGTAAGTGATTGGGAATTTTAGCATCTTTAAGCTATGATAAGGAAAATTAAACTCCTCACATAGCTTTTTAAAATTACCCCTTGCTATTGGCTCGTTAAGTGGTTTGGTTAGTATTATTATACTTTGTCTTTGCATAATATTAACATTCAAAATTCATACAATCCAAAATAGCATCTTTATTTGATGATTCTAAAATAGGGTTCATACTATCACCATTGGCATAAACACACCATCCATCGTCTAAATTTAAAGACATACTAACCTCTCTCATATTGTTTTCATTTCTTAATGTTAATTCTTCATTGTAAAGCAAGTATTCTAAAATATCTTCCATTTTTTTGTTTTTTTAACGCTCCAAAACTTAAAAAAAATATTAAAAAATACCTTGTAAAGCCTTGAAAACATTGGTTAAATTGATTTATTTTTGTATCGATTCAAACCCCTATATTGTTTCGTAATATAGGGTTGAAGTTCTTAGTGGTTTTACCATTGAAACTATTCCTTTTGCTATCCATTTTTGATTTGACAAGCCTACTTTTAATTCAGATGGCTCTGGAGCAACTATTTGTTTTACATCTTCGCCTATTTCGTTTTCTTTGATAATGTAGAATTGAATTGCCATAATTTCTATTTTTTAGGGTTGTTATTATTTCCATGGTGTAAATATACAACTAATATTTATATAAACAATACATTTTATAGAAAAATATTAAAATATTTACAAAAAAAATAAACAGCAGGTAACAATCGTTTGTACTAAGCGGCAGAATATACGCAACCGCATAGCCGCCTAGTACAAGCGACAAACGTTAGCGGCAATTTTGACGATGTATCTCATCACCGATAGCTTGTAACCTTTTGACATCTTCTGCATCCCATAAGTATATTCGGCAGTTAGTTTCTTTTCCATCTTTTAGAACAGGTGCAAATCTATCTTCACCCATCTCGCCGATAGAAAAACTGCCGCTAACATCAGTTTTGCAAAAAAGCCGCTTTAGTGCTAATTTTAATCTTTTCATTTCTATTTATCTTTAGTTGTTAATTGAATATTTGTTTTCCAAAATCGGCTTCTTCGCAAAGCCGTAAACGTTATACGTTTATATTTGTTTCCTTCATCAACTCTTTCACTGAAAAATTAATTTTATTGCAATCCTTAATAAACTCAACAAGTCTTTCGAGGTTCTCTTCTTTGAACGCAAATCGGTTCGCCAGGAACCACGTGTAGGGAGAGCAACTATCATCAAGGTCGATTTCATTGAGTTGAAAAGCTAATTGCTTCTGAGGAAGTACAGTCATAGTAAAAGCTAACGTGTATTCCTTGCCTTCTTCTAACCATTTATGCTGAGGTATTTTTGAAGGTTTATCTTTATCGTTTATACAAACACACTTTATCATTTTTTAGTTGACTTTTTGTTTGCGCCATTTCTGCTACGATTTTTACTTTTATCTTCTAAAGTCATTGAACCATCTTTTTTATGACTACGATCTTTACCCATAGCTGTCATTTTACCATAAGTCCCAGCCTCTCTGTTAGCTTTGTTAAGCTCAACTCTGTAGTTTTTTCTTTCCTCAGTAGCTTGATATTTCTTATCGTAAGCTAACTTCTTTTTCTTTCTTTCTTCTGACATACCTAACTTGTCATAAGAGGGGTGCTTCCCTGCTAATTTGTTTCTCATAATAATTCTATTTTTAATGTAAAGTTTAATTTGTCACAGAACTCTTTAAGTTTGTCTAAGGATAGGTCAATATTGCCTGACAACCATTGAGACATATTTGGAGTATGTTTTTTATAGCCAAGTTTTATACAAAATTCTGTCTGCGTACAATTACTCTTTTGGAACATATCCCATAGTATTTGATTAGCTAAATTCATAATCCTTTTTGTTCTTTAAATGCGTTTAACATATCTTTATCTGTATAGTGAAAATACTTATCAGCGTTTTCCTTAGTATCATTCACTCTCATCCATTGATGAAAGTCAATAGCTAATTCATCTGCTATTTTTATGCATTTTTCTGCCATATCAACGTCATACATACTTCCTATGTCTGCAAAAGGTTTTTTTGTAGCTTCTAAATATTTATTAAGTAATTTATTTTCTGTAATTATCCACTCCCAATACTCAGGATTATTTTCTATTACTTTTGGCAATTGCTTTATGTAATTTTCGCCAATACTTTTATCAGGATTTACTACATAATAATACTCTCCTGATTGATAAGCCATAGCTCCAAGTATTTCATAGCCAGGATATGTCTTTATTAACTTATATTTTTTATTTTCTTTCATAAGTAAAAATCTTTTTTAAAATGATTAAGTGTGTAGTTTTTCTTTTTTGATACTGCCTTATATATCTCGTGCTCTATTCCTCCTTTTGAGAATATCCAAAATACTTGGTTCTCTAATCTCTCCTTGGTGGTCATTCGGTCCTTGCTCTGCCAATAACTTGTAGCACTAAAGTCAATGTTGTAATAAACTAAATACTCAGCTTTCTTTAAACTAATACCCTCTCTACCTGATACAATTTGCAATGCTATGTTTTTGTAAGTGGCATTGAACTCATCTAAATCAGTTGTTAACTCATCTCCAAACACTTGTTGCAAAGCTACTAATTCTTCTTTGAATTTATAGAAGATACCTATCTGACAACCTTCCCACTGTTCTTTGATAAACTCAGCCTTAGTGGTGTCAATAACCATAGACTTACCGCTCTCAAACTTAATCGTTCCTGAGTATAGCTGATGAACCTTGCTCATTAGTTTTACAGGAGTATCTCCTAAAATTACTTCTTCCTTTCCTTGTACAACTAAATCTCTCGTAAGTTTCTTAATCAACTTATAGGTTGACTCTTTTAACTCTACCTCAAAAACTTCTTCAATAGTTTTAGCTACAAAGCCTGCCTCAGCTTGAGTATAGTTTATTGTAAAGGGATTCATTGCCTCAAGTATTGTTGGTAAACCATCAGAGTAATCGTTCATCATTAAACCATTAATCATCTTAGTTTTTACATTTACAAATTTACTACAAAACTTGTAGAAAGTTTTAAACTCTTTGAAAGGATTATTTGGTATTCCATAAACCTGATGATACATCTGCGAGTACGACTCAGGAGTTGGCGTTCCCGATAGAAGTATAACTTTTGCTTTTGTTTTTGCTATTAGGTCTTTTACTTGAACAGCTCTTTTACTTGGCTTAGCAAACGCACCCATTGAGTGAGCCTCATCGCAAATGATTAAATCCCATTTAGTATCAGGTATAGTGTGAATACTTTCGTAGTTGATAACAAACAAATCATAGAACGGAGCTAATGCTTTGTAGTCGTTCTCAATACTTGATATGGCTTTCTTTTTAGTCAGGAATAAAACATTATAAACATTTAATCTTCCTGCTATTCCAAGACTTGTAAGAGTCTTACCTGTTCTAACTTCCATTGCTAGGTACAAGAATCCATTCTCCTTTATAATCTTAGCTCCTTCGTATATAATCTTGGTTTGGTAGTCTCTAAATTGAATAGAACCATTTGTAAGTACTTCTTTTACTTCCATATCTTTTTTGTGTAATGATTTATAGTATTCACAGCTATTGATTATCTTATCAATTACTTGCTGAGGGGTATTGTGTTTGTACTTTTGATATATCCTAACATTTTTACCCCTTCCTTCTTTAATATCTATCGTCTGTGTTACAACGCTTTTTAATATCTCGCATTGATTCCACATCTCAAGATTGTTAAATCCTGGGTTCTTTTCTATTATCTCTTTACCATCAAATTGCATATTGAGCATTTTACTATTGGAGTATATTTTTGTATGTCAGGATAAGAACATTCACACAGCTTTTCTTTATATGTACCATCATCATTGAATGTTTTGTCAATATAGTTTTTCAAGTCTGAACACTTCTCATACATCTCTAAGTTTTGAAAATAGGAGATTATAAAGTTAATGCTCTCCATGCCATCTTTCTCTTCAGGAGAGTGGCAAAATAATCCAATGCCTGAGTTAGTTATCTCTTCTACCTTGGCTTTGCCTGTAATTACATTGTATGAATTAACCATACTGATATGTATCATCTGTTCTTTTGTCATATTTCTAAGATATTTGTAGTTCAGGATTGCATCCTCTAAAAAATATTACTATTGCTATTAATAGTAAAATAAAACATATTCGTTGTGCATCTAATAAATTAATCTTCTTCTCCATAATACTTATTTTCAATTTCAACTTCATAACCTAATTCTTTTAGTACAGCTTGTAATCCTGTTTCTAAATCTTCGCCTAAGTATCCATTGTCATATATTTCAGGATTAGGGTGTTCTAATTTTTTACCATTTAGATATAAATAAGTTCCATAATTATCGCAACAGCCATCTCCACATTGATAATGCCAAGCTTCTAAAGTTATTTTAATATTCTTCTCCATCTATATATTTTTTATTTCCCCAAAACATATCACAATTAACAGCATCTTCTTCTCTGTTAAAATCACAATAAGATTGTCTATACTCTGAAGCAGGTGCTGTATACCTATAGCACGCTTCTCTCGAAGGACATTTATCGTCCTGGCATTTAGCTATATCACTCATCTTTCAAAATTTTAAAATATAAATTATTAATTCTCTCAGAGTTTACTCCTCTCTTGTAATAGAACTCCATTACTTTTCTTATCCTTGTAATGGGTTTAAAGTGTTTTTTACTTGCCATAATTTTCTATTTCTTGTTTAACTTCTTTCCAATACTTATAATGAATCTCCCTATCTGAGAATATCAATTTCATTTTAGATAGTTCTTCTAAATGTAAATTAACTGCTATTAATGCACAGTGCTTAGCTGTCTCTATTCTTATTTCTCCTTTTGATATAATTACTTCTGATTCTCCTATTATTCTACTATCTATTTTTATTTTTAAAAGATACTTTTTAACCAACTCTTCTGCTTTTTGTTTTGGTGTCATAACGCTATAATTAATATTAATGTTATTATTGTAAAGTAAATTACATTTAGCAATATGTTTATAATTTGTCTTTTCATTTTTAATTGAATTTATATCTCTTTAAATATTATCCATCTACCGATATGGTCTCTATCTTCTTCTGCAATAACTCCTTCTTTGAATCCTGCATAAGCTGTTAGCCATCTATAGAATTTAGTTCTACTCATACTCATTCTACCTCTTGCACTATAGTCAGGATACTCATCAATAAAATTACTGTATAGTTCGTTCTTGTATAACCTAACGTTTGTTGGCATAATACTACTTCTATCTATATTATCAACTAATCCAACCCACTCTATAAACTCGTGAGAAGTCTCTTGAGATAGGTGTCTGATTTTTAAATTGACAAACTTAGACTTAACTAATCCGGTAGCTAAATAGTTTTGAAGACATTGAATCATATAGTTGTCAAACTGAAACCAATCATCATCATTCCAATCCCCAAATAATAACTTACCAAATTCGTCCTGTGGCGTAAAGTTTTTATTATAATACTGATGTAGCTCTAATTCCCATTTTCGTCTCGCAAATGAGTTACCTGACCCCTTGATTGCGTAGTTAGTTGTTATTGCAATCTTAGGAGACTTAGCAAATGGTATCTTGATAGCATCTTTATTCTTCTTCTCAAGCGTTAAACCCTCTGTAACTACAGAGAATAGTCTCTCGAATTCAAAGTGCTTCTTAACGTCATCGAAAACAAGTATCTGAGTATCTGCTGATACCAACTGATAGGCAAAACTTCTTTCAAACGTGAAAGACTTACCGTCAACAGTAACTACTTTCTTCATCTTGCTTAATGCGTTCATAAGTAAACCTTTACCTGTACCACCCTCAGGGTTGTCGCTGATAACCTCATCATTAAGAATCACGGCAGGACAGAATGATAAATTTTTATATCCGTGCATCAAGAACCCCAAAGTACTTTCCATAGATCTTATTCTATTTTCATCTGAACCGTTTATGTTTGATAAAAACTTTCTAAAGTCGCAAGTATCTGTAACTTCTCCGATATTAAATACTCTGTCAATCACGTGGTCTTTCCAAACATAACCACCTAAATCCAAATAATCAATAGTTGTTATTGAATCTTTAGTTATCTTGACTGCACAATTTTTATAATACAAGTATGACGAGTATTTTGAATCGGCAATGAAATAAATCTCAATGGTTGATAACAATGATAAAAATTCCTCCTTGAAGAATCTTGTGTTGTCTGCAAAATAATTGTAGATAGACACATCATCTAAGTCAAGTAAATAATTAAGAACAAAGTCTTTAATCTCTTTATCAGAAGTATGGTCGATAAGATTGTTAGTTACTTTTACAAATACATAATTCTTTCCTCCCTCAGGACAAAACTTATAGAATCCATTGTCTTCTAAAAACTCTTTGAACAGAATGTGAATTATCTTTATAATACCTTTGTCGTTCTTAGTCCAAAAACTCATCTTAGAATTTTCCTCCTCAATTCTAGACAGTACAGAATCAATTACATCTTCATCTAAGTTTGACTCTTGAAGCTGATACACTATCTCTTTTCTTGAAGCACCACGTCTAAGTTTAGCCTTAATGTTATTAATACGTTCCTCATCTTCGTAGTACTTAGTACCAAAGTTAGTTGTGTTGCGGTATGCTGAGTCAATTGTAGTAGCTATCTCTGCCAACGAAAAGTCTGCTGAGGCGAATTGATTAAGTACATACGAAGCGAGGCTTTTGTTGATACCAAAGTCATTGAACGCCATAGCAAGCACATAAGCGTTTTGATTTCTTTGTCCTTCTTGCATAGGATATTTTTTTTCCCACCACTTAACAAGTATCTCTACTATCTTATTTTCGTCTGTAATTGGAATTGTAGCCTTATCTCTAGCTCTACTTACCTCTGTGTACTCCGGCTCCTCAATCGTGTCCCAAATCGAAGAATTTGGGTTGATATAGATAAGTGGGTCATAACTCTCGTAACATACTCGACTAATATTCTTACTTGTCTTATCGAAATAAGGAGAATTGAAATACTTTTCAAGACTATTGAAATAGTTTTTATGATTGTCAGGATCGGAAGGAATCTTAACCAATGCTTTTAAACCATTACCTGATGGAGATATGAATACAGAATAAACATATTTGTTTTTAGATAAGGTTTCTTTTTCTTGCAATAACTCTTTTTGTTTTTGGTATCCATCAAAGTCCAAACAAATAAGTCCTGAATGCTCAGACAAAGCTGAGTCTTCTCTTTTAGAGAATTTACCACTAAAGCAAATAGCGGGTAATTGTTTTTTTATTTCATTACGCTCAGACTTATCTTTCTCTTGTCTGATACGCTTAACAATATCTTTAGTAGAACCTGCACCATCTTTGATTCTGTCAAGAATAATGTTCACATCTCTGTAAAATGGAGTATCTGTATCACGTATATTTTGAAAGATTGTAACTGTATATGACATAGTATGTTGATTTTATGTTGATTTTATGTTGATTATTTTTAGTTAACTAATTGATTATTAATACTTCTGTTAATTCTGTTAATTTTAAAGTTAGTCTATAAAAAATAAAATAATAATAATAATAGAAATTATATATATATAATAGGGAAATTTTTTTTTGACATAATCGTAAGCTAAAAAAAGGGGAAACTTAATTCCCCTTATTTTATTGGGCTTAGAACGGTAAATCACTAACCGGTTCTTCTTCAGCAGGAGCAGGTTGTTTTTTTGCTTCATACTTGTCAACCGCACTATCATTTCCCGGTTTGAAAGTATCTAGTTCAATGTAATAGTTTCCACTTCTTGCTTGTTTAACTCCAAGGTTAACCCATCCATTATCCTGGTGTTGTTTTAAAAATGCTACTGCATCTTCTACTTTGATAGATATTCTACCAATTACAAATTCAGGTGCTTTTTCGTTTCTTTTGAAAATAAATCCGTCTGCGAAAATCTTTTCTTCTTGTTCTTGTGCCATTGTAAATAATTTTTTAGTTTACCTCAGTCTGTTTTAACCAAACACAAACCTCTGAGGTTAAGTTTGTGATTGGTATAATTAACTCTTAACTTTCTGTAATAAATATAATAAACTTCTTGAAGTAGGCTCACATATTAATTCCCACTCATTTGCATACGTTGCGTAGCTCCTGCTGACTACAATAAAATCTAAATATACTCCTACATTTCCGTGTGGCTTTACTCTAAAAGTAGCTTTTGTAAAATCTTTATCACAAACTTTTATATTATCTCCAACCATAGGAACTGTTTGTATTTCTCTGCAGGTGTTTAAAACAAAAAGTAATTGATTATCGTGATTTCTGAACCATACTTTATTCATAACTCTTAATATAAGTATTCGTCAATGTAATAGTTCATTATATCATCTGTAGGATTGGCTCCGAAGTATTTGTTGAATACCTCAATAGCTCTAGCTACTTTGTCCTCTCCTGACTTCACAAAATCATCTGTTGGTCTGAAGATACCAAGCACTCCTGTGGTCTTGTCGATAACATAAAATACTAAAGGCTTACCGAATAACATCTGATAGATATAACACTGAGAATCATAGTTGTACTTCTTAGCGTTCCATTTGAACTTATCAATATCTGAGGTGGTCTTTAGATCAATGATTGCATCATTAGTTACAATATCAGCCTTACCTTTCCACATCATACCTTGGATCTCTGCTACGGCAGGAATCTCATATTGATTTCCTTCTTTATATAACTCCTCAAAGAAAGCAATGTTACCATTGATAATAGCTACCAAAGACTCAATCTCTTCTTTTTCTTTCTGAAGCATACAGAACGGAACGTTGTTTTCTTCGCAAAAGTCTTTGTATATTTTTGTAGTACGTGTACTTGCATCTACATACAATAAGTCTTTAGCCTTCTCAGGTTCAAGAATTAGTTGGTGGAAGTATCTTCCATCCATAAAAGCTTTATTGTCTTCTCTAGGCTTTCCAAACTCTTTTGGGTTGTTTAAAAGAGTACCAATGTCTGAGTTAGATAAGTAGTTCTTTCCAACTCCTGCGTAGTATTCTTGGTCATTTTTTAATAACTCAAGAACGTGTGCGTTAACTTCTGCCATTATTTTGCTGATACTAAGTTAGTTATTTCTTTTTTAACAGCAGGTGTCATCTTGTATTTTCTATTAAGTTGTTTACCAATAGCTTCAATACCTAATGATTTGTTTGCTGTAACATAAGCTACTACTTTATTCCAATTAGCATCGCCTACTTTAAGATCTTCTAAATCAGAAGCAGTTTTTACTGGCGCAGGTGCAGGTGTAGGCTCAGCCTCAGGTAAGTCCTCTCCTGCATAGATATAAAGACCTAAACCAAACATAGCTAAGTTCTTAACTAAGCATCTCATAAGAGTCTTGTTGATGTCAAACATAGTAGCTGCTTCAACTGACTTCTCTCCGAATTTTGTTTTGTAAGTGTATGGTGTAGATAGCATAGCTTTATTAGCACCGTCCATAACAGGAAGCCACATCTCTAAAGTTTCTTCTTTAATAGTAACCTCTGTCATTACCATATATCCAAGGTTCTCATCATAGAAGTATGGTTTTTGAGTAATAGGGTCTCCTTTTACCTCATAAGTAGCATCAGGATATTCTTTCTTCACTTCTGCCCACGCCCAAGCCCAAGATAGGTAAGTAAGGTTGCTTTTCTTTTCTACTTTGTCGCTAAGATTAATAGCCGACAATACATCGAATGTTGATTTCGTTTTTTCCATTTGATTAAATTTGATTTTATTATTAAATATGCACTGCTTTCTCTATGTCATTAACTATAACTTTATAGTCTCTATCCTCTTCAACTTTTTTAGATATATTTTTTATACCGTGAGTAATAGATGTTCTAAAAATTTCGTGATTGTTGTTGTCCATAAATTTCTTAACTGAAACAACTAAGATGTTTCTTCTTGAGCATAAGAAAAAAACTAAATGCCTTGCATCTACAAAATTTCTCTTTCTTGATTTAGAGAAAAATTCCTCATTACTTATGTTAAACAAGCTACAAACTCGCTCAACATACTGATTAAATACTTCTTCTTTCATTTGATTTGATTTTATTTCACAAATATAGCAAAAAATGTCTATATATTGTGCATTTCTTTTACAAAGTTATTGACAATTCTCGCACCAAAATTTTTCTGCTGAACTTATCCAAGCCAATGACTCTACTTCGTCAATGTCCTTGCTTTTAAATTTTTCAAATACAAAATCTCCGGTAGATAATACTTGTACTAAAACCAATCCTGCATACTCAATGATTTGTTCGCAGTTGCTTTTTAATTTTAAGTCCGACTTGTATTCATCTTTAGGAAAGAATTTAGCAGTTCCTTTCCATTCTTTCATAGTAAGAGTACCTCTGTTTACTATTTTATCTAGCTCATCAATTCTTGATTGATCTGTTGATTGCTCTAAATGTTTTTTAATTGTTGTCATAATGTTATTATTATTGTTATTGATATTAATATCCAAAAAAATAAGTTTATAAATATTCTTTTCATATTATTAAAAGGTCTGCGTATTTTACATAGACAAATCCATCTTGGCTTATCTTGTCTGCCTTTTCCCAACTTTCTCTTGTTATTACTACTCCGCCATTATCCTTGACAAACTGACCATTTATCATCTGACCTGTTCGCTTACTGATTACATCATAAGCAGCGTTCAAACATTCCTCGATAGTCATTCCTTGCATCTTGGCTTGTATAATAAGTGTTACCATTATATCTCCAATAGCATCTTTAATTTCTTCCTTATCATCGTTAAGGATAGCATTGCATAGTTCTGTCAATTCTTCTTGAGTTTTCATTGCTTGCTTGATGGGTGTAGCATTTGCTAAAATTCCTTTGTCTTCTGCCCATTGTTCAATGGCGCATTCTAATTCAAAATAGTCTTTCATAATTATTTGTTTTTAAATTGTTCAACCGCAATACTTATCTCATGATAGTTTGCGTTCATTCTTCCTGCGTTTATTTTTACAAGTACCGCACGAGGGATTGCAATTAAGTTATCCAAGTCATCATTGTATCTATCTCCGTCTAAGTGATACAATATCCACCCCTTTGGTATAGGTCCATAAGCGTCTTCATAAACCTTTTTAGGTCTGCGAATTCTCTTGTTTGTACCTGCGTATAAATATACGCAATCTTTTGTAAACTTTTGCTCTCCACCTCTCCAACTTGGGTGTTTATCTCCTACATTTTCTCCTGTCTTGAACTCAGTAGCGGGGCTAAGCCTGATACCTTTAAGCCCCGAATTCCAAGGGGTGTGTCCTTTTTTAAAACTACCTTTGTTAGTTGTCTGACTCATATCCTTTCTTACAATCTGTTGAGCAATAACGTCCATCACAAAGCTCTCCACAATAATTGCACTCGTTCTCTTTCTCTTCCGGAGGGTTGTTCCACGTATCCATTACCTACACTGACCTAATTGTGGCGACTGACTTGACACCGTTGTTGTAAAGTTCTTCTGTCTTTGAATCTGTGTACATACATTGATTGTTGTATATACAGAATAATAGTTAATTGCAGGGTTCTGTGGTGTTCCAACGACATTGAATGTTGCCACCTCTACCACTTTATCACAATCACAATTCTGTGGTGGCGTTGGTTGTTCTGGGTCATCTGGATTACACGATAGCAATACAAATGATAATAGTAATAATACTTTTTTCATAACTTATTTGTTTTTAAATTGTTTCCATTGTTTTAAATGTTCATCTAATTTTTCAAATCCATACTCGGTGTTTAAAAGTCCATTTCTACACCAATCTCCAAATTGTTTCATATCTTCCTCACTATACTTATTCTTGTCTTGTTCTTGTTGCCATTTAGCACCATTAATAAATAACATTCTATCAATTTGTCTATCTACTCCTGGATATAATCTTTCAGCAACTTCTTGATTGTTTGGGTTTTTAGGTTCTTCTTTTACCTCGATGTCATTAATTTTTTTTGTTTCCATAAATTTGATTAAATTAACTATTAATATTCCTATCACACAACCCGTATAAATTATAATTGCGAATGGTACGCAGAAAAAGAAAACATACATAAACTCTTTTATTTTTTTCATAGCTTAGGTTTTAAAAATAGTCTTTCCTATCAGTCAATCTTATTGTAATTTTCAGTTTCATGAGTGTATCTAATTGCAGTTCGATACATGAGTGGGTGCTGAATTAACCAATGGCATTACAACGGCCTACATTACCGATAAGTAAGGATTCCAATTTCCACTCTATTTATATTTTTATTGTGTCAATATCCACAAGTAGCTCTATTTTTTTACGTTGATACTTCTTCTGTAAGGCATCAAACAATACCTCGTTATCATAATCATCAAGTCCTTCGCGTTCTGCGTTTACAATCGGTGTAATGACCTCAATGATGTCCTCCTGACTTAATTCTGTATGCAAGTAGAAGTCCTCTATCTTATATTCTGTCGTGCTGATTCTGTATATGTTCATAATAATCTTTGTAGTTAATTAATTGGAATTCTGAATAGTCTGAGCGTTCAAGTGTACATGATACCCAATCACAAAAATAATAAATCTCTTCCATAGTATCTTTATTTTAATAGCTCTTTAATTCTTTTAAGTATCTCCTCTTCTGTGAACTTATCATTCAAGTCATCGCAAAGGTTGACAAGGACAGTGTCCTCGTCTTCCCACATTGCTAACTTTAGTGTACTTAATCCTAAGTACCTTTCTTTTATTGCTTTAAGAACCTTGTCTCTCATATCTATTGGTTTAATTGGTTGTACATTTCAACTAATTGCTCGTATGATGGTGCAACCTTGTTGGCCTCTTCGTCTTCAACTAAAAACATATTAATCTCTCTTTCTGCGTTATTACTATGATAGTTGTCTATCGCATACTTTAACCATACTTTTTTCTTCTCTTCGTTAGACAAGGTATCGTGCATTACTGCTGTCTTTCCGTACACAGCCTTGAATAGTTTTGATTGACCTATTTGAATTGCTATCTCTTTTTTAATTTGATTATCGTTAATTTCTAGTCCTTTGGATAATGTAGATAGACCACTATTTGTCATACTTTGTCTTAAAGCATTGATGTCATCTACAGGTATGCCGTCAAACTCTATGCCCATAGTTTCGTGTACGTCCCAATCATCTATTGATACGAAGTTTTCGTATCTTGTTTTGTATAGTCTTGCAAAGAAGTTTATACTCATCTTTAATGCACCCTTAGATATGTCTATTGTGCCGTGAAACTCAGCACTTACTGATAGGTTAGCATTGCTTGATTGTACTTGTGTGTCTGCATTAGCAAACTTTGATAAAAAGTTTTCCATAATTAAATTGTTTTAAGTTTGTTACTATTTTGTATTACTATTCCGTATGCTTTAGCCATACTCTCGTTATCTGCTAAATGAATGTTCTTCATTTTTAATAACCACTCGTAAAATTTTTGTGCTTCTTCCATAATTATAAGTCTGTTAATGTTCTATATAAGTCTGTTATGTTATCCACCTGGTTTAACTCCATGTAGTACTCAATGTCCTCAAATGTTGCCTCACTTTCATGGTCTAATCCATAAACATCACAGATGTACTCATACATTGTCCACTCGTCTTCAATCCAATTGTCCTCAAGAGTATAAGCTGGATCAACATACAACCCTACTACCTTATCGTCAACCTTCTTGTCATTATACACTTTTTGATTGCCGTAGTACTTGTAGTTATTGTACTGCTTGTACGAATCGTTTGAGTACCAATTTCCATCAACCCACTTGCCCATTTCCTCATTTATGATAGTGTAGCGGTCGTCTGCATCTAAAAAGATTAACTTGCTATATCCAATATACTCTGATATGAAATACTTACTCATATCACAACCTAAAAAGTTGTGCTTGTATTTCTTAAGCATATCATTGAACTCATACGTGTCAGAGAATTTCTTGTTACCCAATCCCTTGATAACTCCGTTATGTACAAACCCTAACTTATCATTGACTAAGAATGGGTGTAGGTTATGCTCCCCGTTGTACCCACTAGTGGCAATACGAAAGTGTAGTACAATATTACCTATCTCTTTGTTGTCCCTAAGCTCATTGTACTTGTCTATGTACTCATCGTAGTCATACGTCTTGAATACACTTAATTTGTTTTTCTCATTCCACAATAACCCGGAGCCCATATCGTTATTGTCCCACGAGTTTTTGATTTGTGATTTAGGTAATCTACCCGCTTTCTTGGTGTTTAAAATTGCTATACACATAGTTTCTGATTTTTAAATTGTTATATTATTGTTTTACTTCTATTCCCTCAAATTGTCTTGTGAACTTTATAAATCTTTCCTTAACCTCTACAAGTTTCTCATCTGAATAGGTTTGTTTTAATAACTTTGTGAACTTAGTATCCACATTGTAGTATGCCTTGATGATGTCATTAGTAGGGTTCTCTAATATCATTCTGAGTAACTTAGTACGCCACCTCAACGTCTTAACGTTAGGTACTGCGCTAATGATACGAAACTCTATTCTGTCGTGGTGTATCTTGATTGCTTGATACTTCTCGTTCTCATTCTGCAAGTCTCTATTACTCTTACCTTTAGAATAATTCTTGTCCACACGACCATAGTATAAAGCATAGAATAGTGGCGTATAACCTTTGACTTTCTCAAATAACTCATCACCACTTAGTCCATTCTCAGATAAATGTATATGTCCACCACAACTAGTGCTAGTATTCGCCTCAATGTGTGCAACCAATTGGTGATTACCCTCAATGTGTTCAAATATTTTGTCTATATCGAACTCAAATGTAGGACTGATGAGCTCATATCCACTCTCATCATTAAGACTGCCGTCTTTCTCCTTTCTCCACAAATCATCTGTAGCACTCTCAAAGTCCTCAATGTCAATACTATTACGCACATCTTCATCCTCTTTCTCTATCTCATAGCCGATTTTGTACTTACTTTTGTTGTTAAAGTTTAACGATTGATAGCTACCATTATGGTATGAACGAACATAGCCACCACCCTCAGGATAAGAGTAGTATCCATCTCCATCATGGTAAAAAACATCCTCTCTCCAACATAATTCTCCTGTATCCTCAACCCAAACAATATCGTGTCTGTCAAGTGCAGACTCATCGTAATAGCTACCATCAAAATAAGAGTAGTCACTATTGCGTTCAATATACCTTTGGCTATACCACATATCCTGACTGCCCTCATATACTTTTACCATATCGTCTATATGGAAGTACTCATCCATTCCTTCGCACCAAAACGAATTATCTATATGTATAATATCGCCCCTATGCGTCATTACATAGTCCTCATTTGAATAGTAATAATCGCAGTCACTCATATACTCTTCCGATAATAACTCATCGATAGTCACATAACCTTGCTTGATTGATGCCAATGCTTTCTCTACATTTGCTCTGTTGCCGTTTAATAACTCAAACAGCTCTTTTAATTCTGTTAATGTCATGATATTAATTGGTTTTAAATTGTTTATCTGCTACATAAATTGTTTCAGTAGTCACTACCTCAAAGTATTTACTATTCCACATATATGGGTATGAATAATCTCTCAATATAATTTGATGTGTTAATTCAGGTAGTTCTTCTACATTGGTTTTGTTTTGAAATCTATACAAATCCACACCATAAAAGTCGGCTGCTACTTCAAAAATATCCCTCTCTTTACCACTTAATACACTTCCAAGTCCACAATCTGAACTTATGTACTCTTTTTCACAATACACTTCTTCTATGATATTATAATCATCATCATAAGTAGATGCGTCTTCATCTATCTCTTTTTCTTTAACGATATACTCTTCTTTTACACGCACTTTTTGGTGTCTCCACGATTGAATTGTTTTTGTCTCCATGATTTTAATTGATTAATTGTTTGATTATACTTATGTCTATTGTCCCGTATTTTTTATGCACTCTCTCAAGTTTGTGCATAGCTTTTACCCACTCGCTCTCACTTGTTGGGTTGTTGTACTCTCTGAGCCACTTTGCAATGTCTGTTATCTCTGTTCTCATATCTCTGCCCAAAAAGTTTCTATTAAGTCCTCCATTTGCTCTTCACTGTATATAAACAATTCATCGCATAAATCTTTAATGTGATTAAACCTTTCGCATCTAACTGCCCTAATTAGTTCTTTGTATAAAAACTCATCGTTTAGAAATAATAGGCTTAACTCTTGGTCTGAATAATGTGTAATGTCTGTCATAGTGTTGAGTCTTTTGTGCCGTAGTATAGGCAGATTAATAAATTGATTATTGATGGTATAAAGTACCATAAGAATGAAGGGAATACCTCTACACTTCCAGGTAATGTGCCAATCATAAACAGTCCGAAGGATATACCTACTGAAGATATAAACCATGCTTCCCAAATACTTTGTTTCATAAGTTGTTTTTTAAAGTGAAAAATGCGTTTGATAATCTATCGAAGTATGTAGCACAAAATTCGTCTTCGTCTTTTATAACTACTCCAAAATCTTTTGCGTTCTGTATCATTTCATTATAGTAAAATGGAACAGTCAATACGCTTGGCAATCCAGATAACCATTCAGAAAATGCTTTTATTTCGCCTACTCTTTCAATCATAAATCCATATTCTTTCTTGAATATAAAATATATGTTTTGAATGTCTGTATACAATGGATAATCCCCGAATATATCGGCATCATCTTCATAG